AGATTCTGTTACGGAAACTAATCTTGTATCTGATGTTAGTGTTAAGACTAAGATTGGTGCTGCTACAATATCAGAATCACAAGCTACATATTTTAGGATTAATCAACCAATCAGACCTGATACAAATGGATCAACTGTTGCGACTATTGGTACTTCAGCATCTAGATTTGGTAAAGGATGGATTAATGATTTAAGAATGATACCGCCTAGTTCTGTTACTTTAACTGGTAATGGTGAGTTAGCTTTTGAATTTTTTAGTGATACTCAGATTCGTTTGAAGCTGAGGGGTACAGATGGGATTACCAGGTCGGCCTTAATCATATTAGCATAACAATAAGAAAGGGATTTATGAAGTCCCTTTTCTTTTAAAATCTAAATAAATGTTGAGTTTATCTAAATATGTTGGATTCGCTTCAAAGCATTCAGTACTAGAACCACCGAACGGTATACTTGGGCTATATTTATAGTTTTTACTCTTTTTGTGAAGAAGAGTTTCGAGATCATAAATAAACTCTGGAGATCCAACAATCTCGTGAAGTACAGTGTATTCATAAGGCATTGATGCTTTAGAATGGTATCTCTCTTTAATTGAATGAGAGGTAATCCCGATTTTGATGAGTGATTCAGAATCGTTAAAGCACTCCAGTACATAAAGAATACCCGAACCATTGTTATTCTTAATACACTTATCTTTAAATTTAGTTCTTGTCCAACCAATAGATTCATTACCACATTTGGCGCACCCATGCCCCTTAAGATGATCGCTAGGTTTTTGCTCAAATACACCATGAATCGAACATATGATTTTTACTTTAGTAAGAGCACTCTTATACTCAACAAGGCTGTAGTCATATTTATTATTGTGTACAATAGCCGCTCTAGTAGGGAATTCTGATTTAGCTATAGCGGCTTGAGTTGTAGCTTTAGCTACATTCCCACATAATTGACACCCCGATCCCTTGAGATGATCCTTAGCTCGTTGCTCAAATACCCCATGTTCTCTACACATGATTGATACTTTTGAATGAGTGCCAATATAAACTGTTTGAGAGTAGTCATAACGATTGTTGTGTACTTGTTTTGATCTCTCAATGAATTGTTGGGTTGTTAGTTGCGTTGTCATATAGTTAGCTCCTATTTAGATTAGATTTGTTTTGATGTGAGTATAGGACTCACTTTAATAAAGCCTATTATACAGTAAAATCAATAAAATTAAAGTTAAGAGGCAGTGACGGGATTACTCGAGAAACCTTATTAACTTTATCTTAATATACATAATAAAAGGAATAATTCGTGATATCGGAGATTGATTCTTCTTTATATCGCCATATATACGTGTGCGGCGATATTCACGGGCATTTGAAGTTGTTAAATGAAAAATTAACTTCTTTGAATTTTGATCACCGACAGGATCTTTTGATAGCTGTCGGTGATCTTGTTGACCGAGGTCCTTTTTCTTTTGATTGCTTGCAATTAATTAATCAACCTTGGTTTGAGTCTGTTAAAGGAAATCATGAAGATTTTATTGAATGGACAAATGATATTGATATAACAGGAACACACATATCTAATGGCGGTTCTTGGTATTATAATCTTAATGAGCAAGAACAACAAACTTGCTTAAATTTAGTCAGACAGCTCCCTTTAATTTTACAAACTGAGATTGACAGTAAAAAATATGCTTTTATTCACGCAGAACTTCCTCTTACTTTTACTGATTGGAATGATGTACGTATGGATATACATAGACCTAATTTTACTGAGTCTCTTTTGTGGGGACGTTCTCGCATTACTAAAAATATAACTACTTTAGTTAAAAATATTGACACAATATTTTGTGGTCATACTGTTATTAAACAGCCAGTAATTTTAGGGAATCATTATTATATTGATACTGGTTCTCACTATTACGGTAATTTAACAGTAATTCAATTAAAATAAAAATAAAAACTACACCCTATTTCTTTCAACAGCACTGAAATAGAATAAGGATATTTATGGCTTTTACACGAACACTAATAGACATCGAATGCAATAATTTATTGGAACCTATGCTAGACTTTACTAGTATGCCTTATAAATTAAAATCAGATTCGAGGTTGTGGTGTATAGTCTTACGTAATATTGATAATAAAAATCTTAAAGTTACTTTAAGATTAGATGAATGTACTAAAGAGACTTTACAAGAACTTTTAAAAAATACAAAAGAGATTGCTGGACATAATATAGTTGGTTTTGATTTACCAGCTTTGCAATTGTTTGGAATGATTGATTATAAAATTGGATACCCAGGTAAGCCTCATTTACTTTTTGGTAACGAGGTCATAATTAATGATACATGGGTTTGGTCTCAACTTTTAAATCCTGACCGTGTAGGTGGGCATTCTCTTGATAATCTTTCTAAATATAGTGCAAATTCTAAAACATCTCACGAAGACTTTTCTCAATTTTCAGAAGAAATGGTTGCTTATTGTGAGCAAGATACTCTAGCTAACGTAGAAGTATATCATGAACTTATGAAAGAAAAAGGTACTTGGGATTACTCTACTGCTTATGCACAAGAATTAAAACTTATTGATTTAACACTTAAACAGAGTTTGTTTGGTTTTAAATTAGAGGTAGAAAAAGCTAAAGAATGTGTTGCAGAACTTGATGGTTTTTTAAATGATCTTAGTAATAATGTTAATCCTTTGTTACCACCTAAACAATTAAATAAAGGTGAACGAGATAAGTATACACCTCCTAAGAATCAAATTAAAAAAGATTTATCTTTTAGTGCTAATTTAGTTAAATTTGCTGAACGTGTCGGTGCTACCTTAGATGAAGAAAATACTACTTTAGTTTTTCAAGATAAAGTTTATAACTTACCTTATTATGAACCTGTAGTTGATACACTTCCTGCTACTATTGATGATCTTGATCACTTAAAAGGATATTTATTAGATTTAGGATGGGAACCTGTTGAATGGAAAGAACGTAAGCTTTGTGAAGATTCTAAGAAGCAAAAACTAACTCCAGAAAAAACAGTAGAAACTATAACTCGTTATGTTGAAAGTACTCTTAACGGGCCTTATAGAAATGCTCGTTTAAAAATTATTGGAGTTTCTTCAGACGAGTTACAGGATTATTTAGAGTCTAAGTACAAATCTTCTGGTTTTTATAAAGTACCTGTTAGTCCTATGATTCGAGTTGGTACTGATAAGGAATTATGCCCTAATCTCGTTAAACTTGGAGAAAAAGCTAGTTTTGCTTTAGATGTTACTAAGTATTTAACTTACCGACACAGAAGAAATTCTATTGCAGGTGGTGTTGAAGATGAAGATGGAGAACCTAGTACAGGCTATTTGTCTCTTGTAAGAGAAGATGGCCGTGTGTCAACTCCTGCTTTTACTATGGGCGCTGCTAGTTTTCGTTAAATTTATTGGCGAAGTAAAACAACCTTAATTGCTGGAAACTCTGGTTAGGTTAGCAAACTAAAACGAAATTTGAAAAAATATGCGTCTATTGTTTAAAAATTGCTAAATACAGACAATCAGCAGCGAAGCTTCTAAATATTGTTGTGATAACAAGATAGGAAGAACGTTCAACGACTAGTCTATTATGACGTAATGTGTAAACTATTGACACATGAAACAGGTTGCACTTCTTAATTAAATAAGTAAAGTGAAGATATAGTCTATTCTTTATGGAAACATAAAGCTGTTAATATTAACGTTTAGGTACTAGTGATGCCTAAAGAATAAAAAGATAAACATTCAAAAATTTGTAATATACCCCGTGTTACTTCAGTGTACGGTAAACCTTTAAGAGGTTTATTTGCTGCGGACGGCCGTTACTTTGTACAACTTGGAGCTGACTTTGCCAGCTTAGAGGCTCGTGTAATGGGTCACTTTGTTATTCCTTATAAAGATGGAGAAGCTTTAGCTGAATCGTTAGTTGCTGTTAAGCCTAATGATCTTCATGCGTTTCCTGTTACAAATCAACTATTAACACCAGAAGGTTGGAAAACTCTAGATACAATTACTTATACTGATAAAGTTCTTCAGTGGTGCGCTGAAACTAAAACATTTAGTTATGTTACACCTATAAATATTCTTGTCAGAAGAAATAATTTTGAAGACATTATGTATTCATTTTATACAGAAAATGATGCATTTAGTATGACAATGACTTCTAAGCACCGTGTATTATTATTTAATAAATACACTGAGACAACTTTTACTATTCTTGCTGAAAATCTATCTAAAAATTTACATGAGTATTGCGACTATTATATTTACAGCACTAACGAAGACTCTTTATTAAATGAGGCCGCCGTTCAGAAAATATTTGTTTCTGATTTATTATGTGCAAAATATGAAAGTACAGAGTTGGTTGGCTGTGTGTCCGTTCCTAGTACTTACATTCTTGTTAAAGAAAATGATTCTATTTTTGTTAGCGGCAATTGCTTAGATGAAGAAACTCAAATACTTACTAAACAAGGTTGGCAGTATTTCAGAGATATCTCTATTGATACTAATGTAGCTCAATGGGATTCTACTAACAATAATATTACTTTTTCTTATCCTATTGAATACATTAAACAAGAGTATAAAGGTGAAATGATTAGTGTGGAAGGTGATAGACTTTCTATTCTAATGACTCCTGAGCATAGAAATGTAGTTTACGATAAAAACAAACAAAAATTTGTTGATGTTTTGGCTGAAGACTTGACTACTGAGTCTGGTATTATACCTACAAGCGGCTTACTTTATGGTAATGATATTTATCATGAACATATTATCCAAGCTGTACTAGATAAGTTTACTGATCATGCAATTAAAGTTAAAACAAATAACGGATACACTAATGTAATTAAAAAGAAATCAGGTTTTGTTTTACAAAGTTCTGATAGACAGTTCTTAGAACAAATACAGACTGATTTATGCAAATATCAAGTACAGTCAATGCTCTATGAAAAGAAGATTAAACGTGCAGCTTACTCTAAAGAAGAAGTTGTGTATCAGGTTTTTCTTCCTTTTAAATCACCTAACTTAAAAGGTAGTGATTTAAAACATACTGTTATTTCTAAAAAAGATTACGACGGCTTTGTTTATTGTGTAACAGTAGATACATCTTATATTATTTGTAAAAGAAATAACCATATTTTTATAACAGGTAATAGTGTTAATGCCAGAAAACTTGGTATTACTAGAGATGAAGCTAAGAGTTTTTCTTATGCAACCCTTTATCGGGGCTCAAGCTGCAAAACTTGCCAAAATGTTGGGTTGCTCGCTGCCTGAAGCTGAGGATTTATATAATAAATACTGGGAAGCTGTTCCTGCGTTAGCTGAATTAAAAGAAAAAGTTGAACAGTATTGGGAAAGTACTGGTAAAGATTTTCTTCTTGGCATTGATGGGCGCAAACTCAAGGCTAGAAGTAAACATAGTTTAATTAATTTATTATTTCAATCTGCCGGGGCCATATTGTGTAAATATTCAGTAGTTTACATGTGTGAGAAACTTGAGGAACAAGGCTATCTTGGTGATCCTTTATTACATTCTGAACAAGATGCTAAAGTTTTCTTAATGATAGTATATCATGACGAATTGCAAGTAGCTGTTTCTAAAGGACTTTTAGATATTAAGAAATTCTATCCTCAAGAAGGTGATGATAAAATACATCAAGCTGTTATTGATGAAATTATAGAAGAGACTAAAAATCCTCTGTTAGATGAACAAGAAATTTCTTCTTTATTAAAATCAATAAAGAAGCTTCCTTTACCTCATGAAGTAAGAGCAGAACAATACGTACATGATAATAATTTAACTTGTGATGTCGGTCATAAAGATGATTATTTTTATATTACTGAAGAAAATATTGCTATTGAAGCTTTTAGATCAGGTATTAAGCAAGCTACAGATCAATTTAAATTAAGAGTTGATTTAGGAATTGCTTGGAATACTGGTGCAAATTGGGCAGAAACTCACTAAGTTATTGATATGTCTACATTAAAATTTAAAGAACCTTTAGTTACTCATACTAATGAGTTAACTAAATTAGAATTAATAAATTTACTTAATACTTACTATTTACATCCAGATAATACTTTAGATGTTTTAAAAGATTATCTTTTGGAGTATATTGTAAGGAATAATAAACAAAATTTATTAATTAAAATTAATAAGATTACTACTTATAATCCTTGTTTAATAGTTTCTCGTCTAATCACTCAAGGTTGGACTGTTGATACTAAAACTCAAGATAAATTAGATTCTTATTTAAATAAATTATCTCAGTTGCATTCTAAGTTAAAAGATGATAATATAATTATTAAACAGACTAAAACTAAAGAATCAACTGAAACAATTTCTACTGAACATTTGTATAATATAGATTGTTATTTAGATTTAAAAATGTTTGGAAGAAATCCTTCTTTTGTTTATCCAGTAGAAACTCAAGTTTTAAAAATAAAAAACTGTATAGAATATTTGGATAAACAAATTATTTCTTTAACAGAAGATGTTAAAGAAAGAGTAATAGATCGTGACATAGGAAAACTTGGTATTGCTGCTCTTACTTCTTTAAAGGATGAGTACAGTAAGGCTAAAGTATCTAGTAAACCTAAGTCAAGAGCTATAAATAAAAACGCCATGGTTAAATCAGTTAAATATCAAATAAAAACTTTTGGAAAGATGCAAAAATCTTTTATACCTCTTAATGTAATTGGTAAGAAAAAGATGTATGTATATGATGAATCAAAAAAACTTTTATTATGTTATTTTAGTACAACTGGATTTACTTTTAGTGGGACAACACTTAAGGATTTTACGGATAAAAGTGTTTGTTTAAAAATTAAAGACACAGCAATATTAACAAATAGCTTAAGCGATCTTAATGATATTATCTCTAAAGCAACTAGTGTTAAAGAAGCACCTCACGGTCGTTTCAATGAAACTAGTGTTATTATAGCTTTATCTTAAAACAATTTAATTATAAAATATACTCCCCCGAGAATGAGTACAGATAAATATTACTCAATAAATATGGAGAAATTACATGGCTGATAATCGCAAAAAATTACCTAAAGCAATGCTAGAAGATGTTTATTTTTATTTTACTAACATTAAAAATGCTCGTAAAAAATATAAATCTGAAACAGAATATCAATATGGTATTACAGTTGCTTTAAGTAAAGCTCAAAAGAATGCATTTAAAGCTATTCGCGTAGATGGTATTAAACTTAACAAAACTGTTAAGGAAGTGCCTAACGAGGAATTTGAAACTACTTTTAAAACTAAAGTACCTTATCCTGAGCAGGATGAACAATATACAGTTCAAATTACACAAAATGCTATTTTTAAGAGCGGAAAATCCTTGCCAGATTTTCTAAGACCTCGTGCTTTCACGACTATTGACGGCGATCTTGATAACCTTACTGATATTACTAATACTGAAATTGGTAATGGCAGTTTTGGCAACTTACGTTATTTGCAAGAAGAAGGTGAGAGTGGTATTTCAATTAAACTAGATCAAATTCTAGTTACAAAACTAGTTCCGTACGAAGGCCGTAAGGATACTTGGGCTGCCAATGTTAAAGACGGAAGTGATGCTTATATAACTTCAGGTATTCCTGCATTAGCTTCATCCAGTGGTGCTGCACAACCTTCAGCGTCTGTTCGTCAGCAAGAACCTAAGCAATTTAATGACGATGATTTACCATTTTAATTAAGCTTATTTTTAAGGGTGTAATTAAATATTACACCCTTTTTATTTAAAGGAATATTATGTCAATTAGAAACCCTCTATTAGCTTTTAATGGATTAAAAGTACAGACAATTCGGTGATTCACATCTTGATAAAATATTTAAAAATAATGTTCCAAAAAATAAGCTTGGATTAAGAGAGACTCAAGTTTTTTCTTTATTTATTTCTTTATTGAACCCAACGAAAGAAAAACCTCATGTAATTGTCAGTACAGGTGATTTGTTTGATAAAGCTACTATAAGAAATAATACTTTGTTGAAAACAATCAAGGTTGTTGAACAAGCAGCTCTAGCTAACAAAGACATTGTTTATGTTTTTATTGCTGGCAATCATGATGTTTTTAAAGATAGCTCTTTAGTTAGTTCTTTTGAGATTTTTAAACAATATTTTGAAAAGAATAAACAACCTAATCTTTATGTACTTACTAATGAGTTTGTTTTAAATTACCCTAAATATTGTGTTGATTTATATTTTTATCCTTACGACCCTTTTAATAAAATTCCTTCTATTTTGCCAGATCACAAAAGTTTAGTTAAAAATACTTACGTAGCTTTTGGTCACTGGGAAGTTGAAGACTTTGATAATATTACAGGTACTACTAAGTATAATAGTAATTTGATTCCTCTTAGTATTAAGGAATCATTTAATACAATTATTACAGGCCATATACATAAGCCTAAAGAATATAAAGACACTGGTGTTAGTATTATTCTTACTGGCTCTATGCAACCTTATGCTTTTGGTGAAGAACTGCTGACCGAGACTTTATATGTTACTAAGTCTCTGAGTGAAGTTAAAGATTTATTGACTAAAGATAAGGATGTTTTTGCTAATACGAACCTCAGAGTTTTAGTAAAATATGCTGATGAATTTTTAGATGAAATTCCAAATTGTTTATCTTTATCTTATAAATATTTAGATAAACAGAATATTGCTAAAAATGAGAAAACAAGTGAAGACACAGAAGTATCTCGGAAGTAATTTTACTAATCTATCTTTTGCTTCTTTATTCTACGATTATACAACAAAAGAAGAAGACTCTTTGATTAAATATATTGAAAAATCTTTTTTAAATAAAGATTATAGTGGATGGACTTATGAAGGTAATTGAAAGTATACATATTAAGAATTGCTTTACACATAAAGATACTTTTATTGAGTTTAATGAGGGTCTTAATTATATTGTTGGGGCTGAAGGTGCAGGAAAGTCTTTAATACTTGAATGTATTTCTTTTTCTTTCTTTGGTACTGGCGCTTTGAGGGATTCTTCTTCTTCTTATAAGAAACTAGAGACTATCTTAATTTTTAATTATCTTGGCTCTAAATTTAAAATAGAACGTAAAGTATCCGATGCAAATTTTTATATGTTTGCTGAAGACATTAAAGATTGGATAAAACTTGTTAATGGTACAACTCCTGTAAATAATAAAATTATTTCTTTATTTGGGTATGATTATAATATTTATTTATTGAGTAATTATTGTGAACAGGGTGAGTTACAATCTTTTTCTAAAATGACTCCCGCAAAACGTCTAGCATTTATTGATAAAATAAGTGGAGTAGAAGATGCTAAAGAACTTGCAGTTTTTTTAGAAAATCGTAAAAAAGATTTAAAGAAAGAAATTGATACTCTATCAAAATTAATTGTTCCTTTACCTGATATTGATTTTACATTGTTAGATGTTGATTTTGAAAAAGAAATTGATAAATTAATTGCTGAAAAAGATTTATTACATTTTAAATATATTAAAAGTATAGAGTTGGAAGGCAAACTTTCCACCTTAAATTCTGAAATAAATTTTTCTAAGAAAGAAAATGAAAAATATGATTATGTTGTTAAGCTTTACCCTAAGCTTTACGATTTAGATCGAGCTATAGAAGAACAGCTTGAACTTTTACAGCAAAAAGAAAAACTTAAAAATCAGCTTAAGTTAATTCAAAATAAATACTATATGTATGATCTTAATTCTTTAACTATCACAGAAAAAGAACTTCTTCAATACATTGTTGATTTAGAGTATCAAAATCTTGTTAATGAAAAAAAGAAATTACTTGATTGCCCTGTTGTTGAGTGCCCTTCTTGTGCTAATACTTTTTTATATAATCATCTGGATTTACAACAGTATGATCATATTGATCTATCTTTTAAGTTTACTTCAAACTTAAAAATAAAAGAACCTCAATTACTTTTAAATTACTTTCAAAATGATCGTGAAACCTACACAAAGCTTCGTGAAGAATACAATTCTATTGTTATTAACGAAGAATTAATTACTAAAAAAGATCGTTTACTTTTTGATTATAAATCCTGTCTGGATTTGTGTACTATTATTTATAATAAAAGTACGGAGTTAATTGATTTAAAAGCACAGTATACAGAAGTATTTGACAAAGACATTAATTCGCGTGTAATTAAAATTACTGATGAAATAAATTTACTTTATAAAAATAAAAATGAAGTTGAATTTTATCTCAAGTTAAAAGAAGCTTTATCTAAAAGCAATACCCAACTAACTAAAATGAAAAAAGAATTAAAAACTATAATTGATGTTTTAGATAAAGTTAAAGAATTTTCTACTAAGATAAAGACAGAGACTCTTCCTTTGATTAATTATCACGCTAGTGTACTTCTTAATCAAATGTCTGATTCTGTTTTAAATAAGATAGAAATTACTGATTCTTACGCTATTCTTGTAGATGATAAAAATATTAATGTTAGATCTGGTTCTGAAAAAGATACAGCTTCTTTAGCTTTTAGATTATCTTTAGGGAACTCAATTATTGCAGGTATGCTTCCTTTGTTTATTGGAGATGAAATTGATGCAGCTAGTAAATTGGAAAGAACTCTTTTAATAACAAATGTACTTCAGAATTTAAGTAAAAAGAATTATCAAATAATTCTTATAACACACAAAGATACTTCTAATTTTGAAGATTGTACTATTATTGATTTGAATAAATTATGACTGATATTGTATTTGATATAAAGCTTACGCCTGTAACAGACAGCAGCGAGCAATTAACTAAACTTGAGCCTCTCTTAAATTATTTTATTGCAGATGGTCTTCAATTTATTGATTTTAACTTAACTCTGAAGTATAACACAGAGACAGATAGTTATTCTTTTTTAACTTTAAACGGGTTTCCTATTATAGAAAACATCTCGGATAACTATGAAATAGACTCAGCTAATTTAAAATTAAAGAGGTTGTTATGATAACATTAGATTTAAATGAATTCGATGAGTATTGTTTAAAGTTTCATAAAGGTACGGTTATACATGATTCTTTGCAGTATCTTTCTACTTTAAATTTTAAATATAAATTAAATTTAGATATACAGTACAATCAGGTTTCATTTAACCAAGATACTTTTTTGCCTGTAAGTTATTTTAAAGATTATGTTGCTTTTGATAAAGATGATGGTGTAGTTATTGGCGGTGTTTTTTACACAACAGCTAGTTATTTGAGAACTAAACAAATAGACCTTACTCCTTATTTTAAAATTTTTAACACTAATAATTTACTTGCTGATGGTAAAAATGTTATTGATTTTTCTTTTATAAATACACAGGAGACTTCGTTTTATAGTTTTCCTATTAACATGACTGTACGTTCTGTTACTGTTAAGCTTAACAGTAAGTTTGATTGGAAATCTATTTACAAGTATTATAAGTACGATAAGAGTATTCTTAAAATTATAAAAGAACTTTATTTCCTAGGCTACAATAACTATGTTTTATATTATTATATTTACGAGAATACTGTTAAAATACTCGACATAGCTTTTGAAAATAAATCTTCTACTCCCTTTTTAAATGAAATAGACAGGCTTAGTATTTTACTACCTTCTTGTTTTAATCGTTTTACTATAAAAGAAAACTTCAGCGGCCTATCAAAAGAAGAGTTTTATCGTTTTATCTCTAATAATTTTAAAAAAGATACTTATGTTTTAGTTAAAAACCCTCACTTAACTTTTACTATAAGGCCTTGCGATGTCTGTTAACTACTTACCTGATTTTGATACTATTAACAATCCAAATGATGTAATCACTGATCTGGTTTATGATAGGTATAATACAAAGTATCAGTTAAGTGACTTTAAGAATTTAAAAGTTATTGGAGATCCTTTAGTCCACAAGAAGGATCTAGATCGTTCTCCAAAGTTTAAGTTGTTTTGGGATCAAAATACTAAGGAAGGTCTTGATGAATTTGCTCAAGCTATGTTTGAATACTACAGAGACTTGGATACTAATTTGAAAAGGCTACTTGATAATTACAATGATCCTATGTTTATTCGATTTATATGTAAGATAGGTGCACTTAAATCTCAAAAAAATTGGGAATTACTCTTAAGAAATTGGAATTTAGGGTACAGTGATGCAATAAGACGTTACTACAACGCTGCACATCAAAACTATCAAGCTGATGCTTTAAGCTACTTGTCTTATTTTGATATGTTTTTTAGTAACTACTTGTATTACGCTATAGGGCGCAGTGATCAGTTTTTAGCTGAGAGACATGGTATTAACTCTGTGACGAGTCAGTGTGTAAGATTTGATGGGATTACCAATGAGGATTCTCCTCACATGAATGAACTGGTAGTTTTTTAACTACCAGGTCTTTTATTAAACAATAATTTGCTTTCGTAAGTTTTAAAAATATTTTCATCTAAACTGATGTCTAGTTTTTCTTCGATTAGCGTTTTCCAACTTGCAAAAGCATTAATAGTTATTGTACTATTTAATCTTGCTTCTAGTGTGTTAATTTTTTCTTTTAAATAACTTACCTCGTTTTGTAACTCCTTAATACGTGTTTGAGTTTTATCGCTACTTGTGTTGTTTAAAGGTAAGTAAGTTATCTTTAGAACTGTACCAGCAGGGTAGCTTGTGTTAATCTCAAGATATTTATCTCCTATCTCATTAACTGAAATTAATGTATCAGTTAAATCTTTTACAATAACACTTCCTAGTGTATATTGCTCAATTAGCTCTATTAAAGAGTCCCCTGTGTTTTCTACTGTATGTAGTTCTTCTTTGATATTATTCATTCTATTATAATCCTCTTACTATTATTTTTGTGATGTACGGGCAGGTTTTTTTATCAATTGATTTTAAAGTTGCTTTTATTTGTATACTCTCAACTACGTCAGTACTTTTTGTATTTTTATAAAATATTTGGTAGGTGTTTTCTGCCAGTAAATTATAGCTATCCTTTAGGTCTTTATTATTTAACAGTACGTAACTACCACCATCATCTTCAAAAATTTCTTTTACTAATTTCTTAATAAAAATATTTTTACAATAGTTTTTTAAGCTTAGTAAATTTAAACTTATGTTTTCATTTAAATTCATAGTAAAAGCTTCTATACTTCTTATCCCTTTTTTTAATTTAAAAGTTGTGTTTGTTTCTTCAACACCATCAATAAAAATTCTTGCTGTTGAGTTTGATACAATTAAACTTTTATTTAAAATAATATCATTCTCTACTACAACATTTAGTTTAGTATTACTTGTATTTAAATAGTTTTCAACAAACAACTCAGTTGTATAACTGCCTAATTCAGCATCACTAGGTAGGTAAAATTTATAAGAATCTTCTCTTATTTTATTACCTGTTATTGCTTTTAAATTTAAATACTCACTCTTATTTACTTTAATAATATTTTGAGATTTTTTTAAATTTTGATTAGAATTATTTGTAAATTCTTCGTATTCATTATCATTTATTTTTATCTCATAATTTATTAAAGTGTTATCTCCGTTGTTATCGCAGATGTCTAAACATAAGTACTCTAATTCTTTATTTAGACTTATACTTTGTGATTCGTAGATTACTTCTTCTGTGTATGTTTTTTTACTTACACCTATTTTATTAATTTTAATTTGAGTATCTGTTGATTTTACTCTATGAAATCTAATAAGATAGTTATCTTTTTTCATATTTAAAATTAATTCTTTTTTAAGTGTTTTTTCTAACACTAAAACCCCATCTTCTAGTATCTCTATTATTTGGTGCTCTTTAAAATCAAGTACTAATTTATTATTTAGATAATCATCTATTTGAAGTTTTAATTCAAAGATTTGGTTTGGATTTTGGTAGTTAATTGTTATATTTTCTAAGCTATTTAAACTTAAATTAGAAGGCACTATGTTTACTGTGTCACTCACTATATTCAGGTACGTTAACGGTGTGTAACTTGTGGCACTTTCTTTTAAACTCATTCCTAGCACTACACCTTCTTTAACTAAAGCTGTATTGTTTTCACTTACATACTCTGTGTTTAATGGTATGTTAGTACTATAGATATATCCAGTAAAGTTTCTTTCACCTACGATAGCTTTTTTTAAACTTTGTAGACTTTTATTAAGATTATGATTAAGTCTTTTTAAATCTTTCTTAAACTCCTCTTGAATCTCTACTAACTTCGTAAGCCTTTCTTCACTATACTCTCTGCTTTCTTTTGTTTTTTCTATGTTATTATTTAAGTATGTCTCTAGTGAGTAAGTTGAGTACAAGTTGGTGTTTTCTTTGTAAAGGCTCTTTAAAAATATATTGTTATAGTTCATAGTTATCGCCTGTAGTTATTAGAATTACTCTTGGTGTTTCTATAAGTTCTTTTTCTTTATCATTTACACTTTTATCTTGTATTTGATATACATATTCAGTTTGATTATCTTCTATTGTGTTGCTAGAGTAAGTATTAAAATTATTCTGGTGCATCTCCTTTCCTGTATAGTATTGAGCACTACACTTATAACTAATTCTTACATTTTTTATTGGCGTGGATGTATATAAAACCCCTCTTTCATAGTTAACAGAGTATAGTCCTTGTACTCGTGTTGCTGTCTCACTATTATAAGTTATATACGTAAAAGTTGTTGTTTTTGTTTTTAAATTAGAATTTATTTTTAATGTATAAGAACCATTACTTTCTTTATAAATGTAATAACTACCTTCTAAGTCCAAATCCTCTTCTTTATATACTCTTATTTTAAATAAAGTTACATCTCCTGTAAAAATAATAGAGTCTTTTTCTGGTTTTTCTCTTAATGGAAATATATTGGAATTCTGAGACAATAGTTCTGTTATTGTCTCATTGATGTAGAATTCTTTTTCTCCGTCAATAAAAGATACTTCTTTTAAATTTTTATTAACCATGTTCTATAGTACCTGTTGGATCATGTAATAGGTATGTCTTTTTAAAAGTACCTTTCCATAAATATACGTAATTCGCTATATTAGGGCTAGTACATTGTATCAAGACTGACTTACTATCGTTATGTAAATTTAAGCTTACAGTAGGCCCTGTTGTTGTTAATCCATTAGTTAGATCTTCTGTTATTGTTTGTGCTGCAATATTAGAAAATTCTTCTGGATCATCAGCACTATCCCACTCTTGATGACTATTGATAATAAAAGAAACTTCCCAAGTCCTCATTTCTTCTATTTTATTATACTTTCCTATCTGTTCTAACCCACTTCCTTGTTTAATTTTAGCAACTATAATTCTTCCTTTATAGTGAGTCAATCCATGTGTAGGATATTTCATTGTATGTGCGTAAGTTGTAGTATTTAAAACTAACCCGTCAGTTGTTAAATAATTGGTGAGTTCTCCTACATATGTTCTAGCCACTGTTGAGAAATCAATAGGTTCGTTTTCAATGCTACTTACTGGTGCTAAAGAAACTTCTATACTGTTGGCAGTTTGATTTAAAGTGATTCCATCCCCTGCTAATAAAGTTCTAAAGTTTAAAGTACTACCTACTTTTTCTTTATAAACGTTTAGGCCTGTTCCTAAATTAGCACCTATGTTAATTCTTGTATTAATTGCACTGTTAATCCCTGTTTCGATTAAAGTAGTATAATAACGTCTATTTAGGTTAATAGTTGATTCAGCTACATCATCTGTAGTTAAGCTTACACCACCTACGCTAAAATTAGATAACTCTTTAAAAATAGCGCCAGTCCAGTAGTATTGTTTATCATCAGAGTAATTAATGTATAGTTTACCCACTACGCCAGTTGCTGGCAAACTTGTAACAAAAATTACTTGATTCGATGTAGTTGGAAGGTATGCAGAAGAAATCAAAAGATTTGAATCTAATGGTGCAAAACCATTAACCACTCCTCTAGTATCGTCAATAGCTGTTTCAATTCTATCATCTATATTATGGGCGTTTACATCTAAGTTATGTCCGCTTACTTCACCAATAGTGTATGCCTTATGCCCGTGAGGGTCTGTTAAAGCATTATGAGTAGTCATTAAACCTAATGCATAAGATCTATCTCCGTGAGGATCCAATCCTTGTGTATGTATCGTAAGACTATTATCTGTGTAAGTTTTGTGTCCGTGAGCATCTAGTTCATTTTTATGTAAGTTTAACTGGGCTACGGAGTAAGCTCTGTCTCCATGAGGATCGGTAGAGGTCAGGTGCGAATTAAATGCAAAATCAATCTTATTAGTCACATCTAAGTAATTTTCTAGCGTATCTATTGTTGCAGCCTTAGTTGTATCTAAGCCATCTTGTACTACTATTTTTGTAGTACTGTTAAGACTTGGTGTTACTTGTAGTTGGTTAATTCGGATTCCAAGTAAGTCTTGTATTGCCATTTTATTAAATCTCTAAGTAAATGTTTGAATCAGTGTCATCTGGATTTAAATATAATGGAGACTCTGTAGTTCCAATATTTAAATAGTTTATGTCTGGGGTAAGATTAGGCGTATAAGTCTCTGTATCAGCTGAAGGTAAATCTTCTAACACCAAAGTTCCTTTTTTAATAAATATGTTATTTAGTTTTATCGCTGTCGTTTCTGTGGGGCCAACAAATGTTTCATTATTATATGTGGTGAATTCTGAGGTAATCCTTTTTAAGTAATTCCCGTTAGTGTAGCTAATTATTGGGGTATACGTTGCAATAGTTTTAACTAATTCGTGACACTTAACTACAGCTTCTCCTTTAAACAATAACACCCCGTCAATCAATACAAATTCATTAGTTTGTATTTCAGTATACTCACCTAACACTGTGCTTACAAAACCTTCAACAATTATTTTATTATATAAATAATCAGTTAAGTCTAAATATTTGTAAGCACTTCCTTCATAAATAACTGTCTTTAAATCTTCTTTTCTAATAGAAAACAACTCTTGATTCAACTCGTTAAATATTCTTACCGAACTATCAGGAACAAATAAAATAGTACTGCTGGTATTATAGGTGTAAGGAGTACTTAAATCTAAAATTAAACTATCTGTGTCAGTAGTTATCTTATACTGACCTTCAGGTACTTTTAATTTATAGACAATATCTTTATTGCTTCCTCCAACAACAGTTCTATTAACTTCTAAGATATTTATATCTCTTATAGTGTAATTTACTGGATCTAAGTCAGTTGCGGAAACTTCTGCGAAGCCAACTTTCTTCTCTTTATTTATATAAGTTACATTAGCTATATCTGTGCTATTTATTTTAACACAGAAAGGTGCCGCAATAAAACCTAAGAACATAGTTCTATTGTTTACCTTGATTTTATCTAAAGAAGACACTGGTACTAAGTTAGTATTAAGATTGTTTTTATTAAATACAACTCCGTAACTAGCGTATGCTTCTTTATTAGTGTAAGTTGTATATTTATCTTCTGGAATATTTGTAGAACTAGTTGTTAGATTTCTTTCTTTTATTGTTTTTAAAGACGCTGTTGCTATTGCATTTTCTTTAGTAGTGAATTCAAATTTAATATACAAGGATTTCACATCATCTTCAGTTTTAAAGGATTTCTCATTAATGGTATTAAAAGAAGCTATCTTGCTTTTATTTGTAAGATTTAAAGATGTTATTTCATCCAATTCTATCCAAGAACTTAAATCGCTACTGACACTGACAGATACATTACTTGTTTTATTTTGACTAGAAATGCTAGCTTTTAGTATAGGATCTTTTGTGGAATACGGGCCACAAATTATAACTCCTTTATCAGCATAGGATACAAAATTAGTAACTACATTACTGAGATAAAATGAAGACAGAGCAGGACTGCTAAATTCTAAAATTAACTGATCTGTATATATTGTAGAGAAACTAAAGCTATACTTATTATCTTTATTTAATTTAGAATTAATATCTATTTGGTTTGAAGTACCGCTGACGTAAATAGGAGTATCAACTAAATTCTCGTCAATGTACTTTAAGGACAAAATAGGCAGCATTCCTCGGTAAGTTGTACCTAGTTGTACAATCAATTCATTGATAAAGGCTTTAGATTTATATTTTAGTACTAAACTAAAACTGAAGCCTTTTCTCTCAAAAGACACCTCCATATCTTTTTTATAAAGAAGGGCTTCAGTTTTATTCGTAAGATTTCCTGTTGCGTCTTTTATTGTAAAAGGCAAGAAAGATCTCATGGACGAATCAGTAACTGTGTACTCAACTACCTGTGTTTTACTAGAACTTATTTTAAAACTATTGCTGTCAATAATAACATTGTCCTTAAAATAAACTACAGGATTTTTAGTTAAATCAATAGTATTTTTTGTGTTACCAGTAATTGATTTTAAATCTAAAAGCATATCTGAGACTACACTAAGTTTTTTAACTAGAGGGGTAGTTTCTTTTTGCACATCAACAATAGTACGATATAACTCTGTATTTAGTGTATTAGATTTGTCTACGTACTCGTTAGTGCTTTTTTCTAATTCGTCCATAAAAGAAGCAATACTTTGTTTTTCATATTTATTCATTTTTAGAGTAACCTATGATATTTTTTATTTGAGGTGTTAGTGTGCTGTCAAAACTATATAACTCTACGTTGACACGTATATCCAGATTTTGATTCGCATATTTTAAGTATTTAAAGCCTAAGTTATCAATTAATTTTAGCGTGTTGTTTAAGACAACACTATCTTTTAATTTACTAATATAGACTACGAATTTTTCTTCTTTTCTATCTAATGCCCTGAGATATGCTTCGTCAAGATTCTCTGTAGTGTATAAATCTTTAACATACAGTCCAACAAAAGAAGCTACTTCTTTATAATTTAAATTGTCTAATCTTTTGCAAACTACATTGTTACCTACAGGTATTGTATAATTTACATCATCTACAGAGATATTATAATTTATAAAAGTATTTGTTGGTATTTTTGTTAGTTGACTTATTACGTAGTAATCTGCTACCTTAAGTGTTAATTTAGGTAGTGAGTAAGTTGTGTAATTAGAATAGTTATTAAGACATAAGTTAAAAACAAAAGAGTTGTATATAACCTGTTTGTCTAAGGTACTTAGGTTCGGATTATTAAAAAACACTCTGATGGCAATGCTTACGCTATTAGCTAACTCATGATCAAAATTAACTACATTGTTAGCAAAACTGTCTACCGTGTCTTGTATTACAGTACCATCTGTTTTTAATATTGTAATTAAAAACGAGTCAATATCAGTAAAATTACCTTTAATACTTATACTATTGTGCACTGACTTGTTAGTGTTGTAAACTTCCAAAGTATCGCCTGACACAATAAAGCTAGTTTTAAAAGTCACAGGTTCTTTAGGTAAAACTAAATACGAGTTAGAGTTTAATTCAAAATCATTATTAAAATAATCAACTATTTTAAAATCTGAAATATTGTTTGCATCATAAGTTATATTAAGTTTGCCAAGAATTTCTGATACATTTTTAATATACTCTATCTTTTTTTGAAAAGAAGCTACCATATTTGAATACAAGTCTTGAAACTCTAAAGCTGCTTTAGCTGTACTTTGATTCTGTTCATTTATAGCAGAATAAATTGAATCCAACTCTGCTTGCATCAGTTGAAGTTCTAACTCAACAAAGTTTATTGGGTACCTTGTTGAGTCGAATTTTCTATTAATATATAAATCTTGATTCTCAGTTAGATAATTCTGTATGGTCATGTCACTTCTTCATAGAGTTTACTGTTATTGTCTGATTTTAAATTTGGGCTAGATAATATATCTTGATATATATCTGCTAGGTAAGAAGGGAACAAGCCTGTAGTATTTCTCGAAGGACTTACTGGTATGTCACTCCAATCTACGCTCATATCTTTTTGAATGATATTGTTTACGTAATAATCAGCATTACTGTAACTTAAGTTTTTATTTATTTTAAATAAAGAACTACCGTACCTTAAACTAAAGAAGTCACTAGTTGTTGTATAATAAAATAACAAGTCTTTGTTGTACTTATATATTCTGTTACTTTTGTATTTATTTAAGTAGGTTTTTACTTCTACGTTTTTTGACGTATAACTACATAAGATGTTAGAATCGGTAGGGTCTATTGTTAAATAAATACGTGAGTCGGTTACGCATACGTAGGCGGCTGGGATCACAGCAGGAAAGCAGAGATTAGAATAGTAAGTGTTGTAGATTACTTTAGAGTAAACGTTAGTGTATGGTTGTATTACTATCGAACCTAGAGGGTAATTTTTAGTTACGTAAGTGGCAGCTACATCTTTAAGCTCTAATTCTGTTTTTGATTGGATTGTAAAAGTGTGTTCAGGCAAAACTACACTCTCATTAAATCGGATTGAATCGTGCCATTGGATAGGTTGGTAAAGATATTCAGTCTCTAGTTTAAACACGTGCTCTAGCGAAGAAGAAATTGTGACTTTAAATTTATTTTTAAGTCGTTTAACTTTAATATGTTCGTAGTTAAATGCTTTATTTAAACCTAAGTGCAGGATAGGTTTTACATAGAGAACTACCTCTCCTATGCTGTAATAGCTTCTCTTTGTATTTAACAATATTGTTGTTTCATCATATAAATGAAAATCCAATAAAGTAGTACTTAGTTTGCTTAAATAATTTGTAGGATAAGCTGCTACCAGACTTGAAATATCCATCTTATAGTAATAGTATTTATTATTAAAATAATATGTTTTATTTGAAGCAAGAATACCTAAAGTGTTACTTGTTAAAACTGTGTTAGTACCATTATAAGTTATATCATTAATAACACACAAAGACTTGTTTTTGATATCACTGAAAACAATTTGTTTTTCTAAAATTTTAAAAGAATCAGAGATGTCTGGTGTTGACATCTCATCATTACTCTCTGCAATTTTTTTAAAAATATTAATATTGTATTTTTTATTAATCATCCTATTCTCTTCCAAATACTAACAATTTGTACTGGATGTACTGTGTTGTGAGGAGCGCCTTCTCCAGACAAAGCTGTCCTAGTTCTTGAATCTCCTGTGTCTGTGTACAACGTATTTTGGTTTAATACATTAACATGTTCAATATTCTTCATACCTAAAGAGTCATTATCAGGGTTTATACCATTACTAATATGATAGTGAGGACCATTTTCTTCTGAAGTTAAGCTGTGAGCATACTCTCCGAAAGTCCAGCCTTGGCTTTGCTTAGCATCTTCAGGTACTTCGGTACTATTAATCAAAGCTAACTCTTTAATTACACCAATAGGTGATCTACCTTCCAAGTCTCTTTGCCAGATACCAAATCCAATAGTTATAGCTGGATTTCTATCATCTACTGCATTAAAATACAAACTATACATTGGAAATGTTTTTTCAAGGATAGTATTAACAAAGTCTTGCAGTTTGTTATCTACCTCGGTTAGTACTCTGTCATACAACTTACTCTCTTCAGATTGTAATAGAGAAAAACTAACAGCCTCATCCGCCGAAGGTGCAGGAGAGTTAATTAAACCTGTGATTAACGAATTGCTTGCGTTTAAACCAGATAAAAACTCTGTCTTGCCAACAACCCTTAAAGTCCCGTTAAGTACGTTACTAGCGGTAGCACTATTCTGAGTTATAGCACCTGTCACCTCCAAGTCTTTTCGTACTTCAGTCTTACCTAGGCGAGTAGTACCATTGTCAGATACTTCTAAATTCTTTGTAGATAATGTATCTGTTACTTCAATATCAACAGAGGTGATACTTTCACTCTCTATGTCTTTTGTTGTTAGTAGATTGGTCACCTTAACATTAGTATTAAATGTTATGTCATTTGTAAAAATCGTAGTTCCATTAACAACAAGTTTATTGTCTACAGGTATAAATACGTTACCATAAAAACCTGAAGATGTGTCTTTGTTTCCATTAGTTGTAACCTTACCTAAGAGTAACTCCCCGTAGTTAATTACAGGAGTACCTACGGCAGAAGGCGTGTATGCATTTACTACAATAACTTTCGAATTTGTTTTTAATACTGTTGAGATGTTTCCATCAACATCCTTTCCAGCGAATATACGGTTTGAGTTAATATCATCTAAACTTACTCCGTTAGTAGTAGAAGGATTGTATACAACTTTGTAATTAGTAAAAGTTGCTTCCTTAGCAAAAATATCAGCTTTTTCTAGTTCATCTAGATTAGTGACACCCTCAGTAAAAATATTATCTGTATTTTTAATAAAGTGGACACTTCCGTTAGTAGTTGCTTCGATATACAGATTCTGGCTAGTTAGGTTATTCTCAGGCAGTGCTTCTCCAGTAGGTGTAGAAACATACATCCAATATTTTTTGTCTAAACTTAAGCCTTTCTTGTACCCATTTAAACGAAAGTTTGGTGAGTTTGCCACATTAAACGTTAATTTAACGCCATCATAAGTGACTGATTCTGTGTTATTGTTAAACGAAATTTTTGACGCATTATTATCCAATAAAATAATAGGAGATACTACAGTAGCTGCTTCAACTTTAACGTGTTTAGTAGGAAGCTTGAATTCAATAATACCGCCTGAACTGCCGTTAAAATCCAAATAGCCAGTTGTATTATTTAAACTAGTGGTGTAACTTGTAGAGGAACCATAACTAATTTTAGAGTTAGCTGGAATATTAAGTTCTTCTTTAACCGTAACAGATCCTATCTCTGCATATCTAACAAAAATCTTAGCTTGATCTACTGTACTAATTGTATTATCTAAAGGGTCAACAACTCTTCGTACAAACTTAATAATACCCAGATTAGAGTCTGCTCTGCTTTCTTCTAACATTACTTCAAGATATTTTGTATCATCTAATAATTTTAGATTACTCACATAGTTATTATTTAATTGCAATAGTGTATGATTAATTTCTGCCTTTAAAGCTAAACAGTCTTTATCAGTGCTTGCATCTATTACAAGACTATTTAGAGAAAAATCATAATATACTTTATGACCGTTACTAAAAGATCCAAAGATAATCTTGTTAGAATCACCTACCAAGTTGTTGTACTGATTTGTTGAAGCTGAACTTCCAATATGAAAATCACCTAGAAAAGAGTTATTATAGACGGTTGGATCCGCTATATAACCTTCTCTGTTTAAGTACTGAGGGTGATCGTAATTTAACTTACTAGTCACTTGGTACTGTATATTAGAGGTGTTATTGAATAAGCCTAGTAAATCTCCGTGGTTTACGTTAAGTCCTTCGGTAGTAGAGTGATTGTGATTATACACAATCTTATACAAACCTTTTATCAAATCCCCTAAAGTTGTATTTGCAATAAACAGCACTACATCAGTCAGACTATTTTCTGGGATTGTAGCATCTGTTTTGAAAGTAAACAATGTATTACTTAAGGTTGCTTCAATCAAAGGTAATTTGATATTATTACTAAATACAGAGACGTAAGGTAATAACTCTAAATTATTATTGATAATATCCTTAATCGTATCTGAACACAAATCTAAGAGATTAGTTCCTGAAACCTCATACGTATAGTTGCCTTGATAGGTAGTAGAGAGTTGAGTACTACCGTTTATAACTAACAAATTATATTTTAGATTATACCCAGAAGTTCCATCTACATAAGCATAACCATTATAAGTTATAACTAGTTGATCCACAGGAGTTTCTTTAAAAATTACTCTTTTATTTACGATAGTAAAATCATAATCTGATAAAATAATACCGTCTGTCTTATATGTATAGGTAGTGGAAGGATTAGCTAAGTTAGCTATAGTGATAGCAGCTAAATCTGAAATATCAGTACTCGGTACTAGGCTTAAAGCTGCATCCTTAGCATTAGTAAGGAAATAAAGATTTTCAGAAAACCCTATTACTTTACCTCCACTTGGATGGTAGTTTTTAAGATAAGTGTTTGTATCTAAGTTACCTACACTGCTTGTAAAAGACGAATTAAAAGTGTTATCCACGATTAAGTATTGCTCAAGTAAGGTAAAAGCTGCTTCAACTTCTGCTGCTAATAAATTAACTTGGTTTATTGTAGTTGTGCTACTAGGTGTGTGATTAAAAAGATCAACCATAGTTAAACTCCGAAGTATAAATAAATTTCTTCTGTTGCATTTATTGTATTTTGATCTATATAATAAACAGAAATTCCTGTGTTAGCATTTGGTTTATACAGAACATTTGTTTGTACGCCTTTGTAAGATGTCGACGTACTTTCTCTAAAGTCAGCGTAGTAGCTGCCTTGCATATCAGAAATAAGATTAGAAAAATCTGAATAAGATTCAGCTGACGTATTGATTGCTTGGGCTATGTGGTAAATACCTTTAGGTAAGTATATTGTATTATTTAAATTCACAAGTACTCCGTCAATGATAATAGCCAAATTTAACGGAGATACAAACACATCATTTTGCACAGTTAGTACGTACTCATCTGAATCTGTCACGTAATCTATTATAATTTTATTACTGTTTAGATTATATTTTTTTCTATAAAAAGAGCTTCTGTTATATTTAGAAGAAGGCTGGCCTAATTCTTTACAATTAACTTTGGTTATATTCAATAATCCGTAAACTTTTACTGAAACGTTTAAAGGTATGTTTGTATTATATATCACTCCGTTAATATAATCCACATCACCGGTTAATTCATATATTATATCATTTTCAACATAAAAATAAAAGCTATCAGTCGTATGACCTAAAAGCCTAAAAGTAACATTGTTTTGAGTATCTACAAAGCCCTCTGTAAGTAAAGATTTTAAATTAACAGGCACGTTAGCAAAAGTAGTACCGATATATTGCTGAAAATTTAATTCAATCAGATCTGGGTTAATTTTAGAAGCTTCTTGTAAAAACCTTAAAGTATTATTTTCTCTTATTACAAAACTATTAAGTTCTTTATTTATTAAGCCCACGGAGTCTACATTGTACTCAATATCTGCAACAACTAATTCTGTACCTTGAGGTGAGTAGCTTTCTTTTATTTCGTTATCATTTTTATGCAAATTGTGATTAATAGTCTCCAAAGAAACAGTGTATTTTTTTACATAAAGGCTATTAGGAAACATTGATAAAACCTCCTGCATTAAGTATTTTGCTACTGTCTGTGTAGGCAACGTCGAGTACAAAATATAAGTCAAAATCTGTAGATGTTTGCGTTACAATTAAATAAGTATCTACGCCTAAATTTGTAAATACATTAGTACCTATTATGTCGTTAACGACATCTTCACCATTCCTATCAATAACAGTATAGCTTAGTGTTTTTTGTTCAGTATATATGTTATGGTTATCTACAGATATATATTCTAGATTTAAAGGACTCTCTTGTATTTTTATACTTTTACTTACTTTATTACTAAAATCAATTATATGGTAAACAGGTAAGTTGCAACACACATGAGAGTCAATTATAGAACAATCTACATCATTGGCAATCAACAGTCTTAGCATATCTCCAATTTTAAAGTCGAGTATAGAGTGTGAGACTCCATCTATAAATAAATTATCTCTTTCTTTTTTAATGTGTTTAGTAGTATTAATCCTACACAGAGGAAGCTTAGAAAGAGATTCCTCGTATTGTTTACTAGTTGTATTAACCACTGGCGAGTTTATAAGAACACCAGTACCTTCCTTAAACAAAGAATTGCGTAAAGTATCTTTTACTATATCCATGAATTAAATACCATCCAAATTAAAAACAGTATATGCATTATCTATCGTAGTTGTTATAAGATCGCGGTTAATTGTTTCTTTATCGACATCAGAAATAAATTGCTGGTCTGTGTACGGTCTGGCATATGGGTTTAAAGTAGTATCAATAACAGCAGTTGAACTTTTTGATACGAGTTGTGCAGACTCTTTATTAAAAATAGTATTACCATTTATATGTAAATAATTAGTTTGTATTTTAATCTCTTTAGCTGCTGAACTGGTATTAGCCAGATACAAACAGTAATTATTGAAACCTCTGATTTTGTAGTATTTGTAACGTATGTTACTTACAACACTCTCTTCTAAAGAGAATGGTAATACGACTGAAGAACCATCCACAAGTATTTGAATGATGTCCTCGAAGCCACTGTAAACTTTTAACTCTAGCAGTACAGAACTAGATGTGAAAACAGCCCCTTCGCCTATGAAGACTTCAGAAATATTACCATATTTATCATATAATTTATAATTGTTGGGTTGCTCTACAAATAGCGTAGAGTTTATATCATTAAACTCAAAACCTACATTTAATGATTCAACGCCGTACATACCTGTTAAAGTTCTATTAATAATTAACATTAAGTGCCTCTGTTATTGTATTTCCTGTTACAGTTATTGTATATTCATATTCTTCTGTATCTGTAATTAAAGGATGTAAAGTAATTGATTTAGTTGTACCGTCAGATAGTGTAATTAAACAGGTTGCTGTTATATCTCCATCAATAACAGCTGTTTTATTTAAGCTCTCTTCTTTAGAATATTTTGATTTAACTTTAAATACCAAAGATGAGTTTGGACTTATTTTTAGTAACTCATTTATGTCTAGCAAGTAGGATTCTGTTAGACGAGAACCGTCGCTTGTCAATCGTTTAATAAAAGAGTCATCAAGTTGCTTATCAACAGTATTAATCAAATAACCATAAAAATCCAAATCAAAATCTAACGACTGCACACCATTCCAATAAAATACTAAAGTAGTAGCACCTGTGTAAGTGTTGCCAATAAAGTTAGCACCATATTGTTCTCCAACAAGTACTAACTTATTATTGTAAACATGAAGTAATAAACTATCTGTAGGTAGATTTATAAAATTAACTGATGGAATTACTTTAGGTATTGTATTAAGGGTGTAGTTATTTTTGTTTGTTTGTAGTGTTACTATATAACCCTCAGTCTTATCACAAAGCATAGAAAACGTATAAATACTATTTAAACTATCACCTTGTATAACATATTTATGATCGACTAGGGTATTCAATTCAGTGTTAAAATATTTTACAACGTCATCTATTGTTACACTCAATACAGCAGAAGATGTGTCAGGAACGTCTTGCAATAGCAACGGAAAGTTTGCACTGACTTCAATCCAATCGTTTAGTAAATATTCTGAAGTATCAGTATAAAGATATTTATTTGAATTCTCATAAACGTTAGTAGTATGTTTATCTTGGCTGAGTCCTAAATTACTTTGATATAGAGTGTCAGCAGAAGTCCAATAAATATTTAAAGAGTCGTCAATGTACAAAGAATCTACAACTGGCGTAGTAAAAGAATACTTGTATTTAACTTCTAATTTATCATAAATAACTAGAACTGGTGTGTCGCCTTGATTATTAGACTCTAGTCGGTATTGCGGAAGGTAAGCTTCAAAATTCTGACGTTCGTTTATAAATAAAGGTGTAGGCGTTATATTGTAATCATAGTACGTAAAGTTTTTGGTGCAGTCCACATGATCTGAGATTTCTAAGCTTTCTTTAGAATTAACTTTAATAAGAATATCGTACTTATGCAGCGTAGCTTTAACATTAGTACCTTGTAGATTCAGGCTTTCAGACACAAGTTTGTTTCCTGAAAAACCCTCTATAAAAATTACAGTGTTTGTATTCTCTGTTTCTTTTTTTATATACAAGTGAGTGCCTGAGAAAGCAACATCTTTAAAATTAAAATTAGGGTGGTAGACAAAAGATTTAAAAGTAATATGAGGAGCCTCTACATCCAGTAGATAAGGAGTACTAATTTGCTTATGATTAGAAGACTTTAAATTATGATAATTTAAATGCTTTTTTCCTGAGCTATCGACTACTTTGAAAGGTTTTTCATTTACCTGATACGAGGCTAGATTTCTTTTATTCTTAATTATATCCTTAAGTTTATTGTAACAGCTATTAATATACTTATAAGAGGGTTCTAGTAATTTACTATAGTTGCTAACTTCTTTTGTAAAAGGTGTGCTCCAAGTAGGTACACTCGCTTTAGCTCTAGTTATTAGAAAATTTGATTCAATAGGTACATAAGTTTTTCTTTTTACGTTGAAGTTAAAATTGCTTGTAATAACGGTTTTAATATTAAAACCAACAATATATTGTTTGTACAGTTTGTTATTAATCTTCGTGTTAATCAACAGCTTATTTTTATAGACTCCTTCAGCTAAGTCATTGTAAAAATAAATAACTAATTGATTATTTGTATGTGAAAAATAATCCAACTCTATTAAATGAAAGTTATCATTAATATCTACGTAGAATAGTTGAAGATCCGTTACGCTATTGATTACATCTGTACTGTTAATTTTTAAAATATGGTAAACGGAGTTTTTAAAAAAATAAATGGTGTTATATACTGTAGGTGTGATATCTGTTGTGATGCTATCAAGAGTTAAGTTCATAATTAGATTCCAGATAATTTACTTATATAAAAGAAACGCCCTTCTGGTAGTACGATAGGAGCATCTGTGACCAGATTTAAATTATTTTCAAATATACTGATAGATTTTAATTCAATCGAGACTTTGTTTAAATCTGTTATTTGACTTTTTAATAAGTTGTATAAAGTATTTTTATCTAAGTTTTTATACTGCCTGAGTGTTTTATTAAGAGTTGCCCTAACTGTTTCTGTACTCACATTAGAACTCAAAGTGCTTACGTTAATATTTAATTCTAATGGGGTTGCGCTTAATACTTCCGTCTTGATTTTAAAATCTAATTTATCACTAAGGACCGATTGTACTGCAGGGATTAAACCAGTATTAATTAACACATCTATTCCTGTGGTATATAATCGCTCAGTGTACACGTAAATTCTGTTGAAGCTACTATCTTCTTCCGTAGCAACATCTATATTAGTAATTCCAGGCACTTCTAACACAAGCTGATTAAGTACGCTATTTGAATTACGAAAAGGAAGACTCTTAGCTGCAATAATTCTTAATCTGAAGTCTTCAATACTTTCTTGTATATTTACAATACCGATATTTCTTGTAAAAGTTAACGATGCATTTGGTACTAAGGTTGTGTTTGTAGTAGGGGTTACTAAATAGGTGCTACCATCTTCTATGTAATAGGTGTCAACGTTAACTAAACTTAATTTAGCATTAATAGACGGAGTATCAGTACTATTACTAAGGACAACATCTTTTAAAAATGTTATAGATATATTACCTATGTTTATAATAGCCCCTTTCTTATACAGAGTTGTATTTTGAATATCTCCGAATACATTCAAAGGATCTACGCTTATTTTTAAAGCCTCCATAGGTGTATCAATAATTAGATCATTAAAAGAACGTCTGAAAATATTATAATTAGCTGCCTCCCTCTGTAGAGATACAAAGCTAGCGGTAGTAGTATTAAACTCTTTAGTTATATTGTTAGCGTAAATTAGAAATGAATTCATTTCATCTATAACAGGTTGAACTGTTTTATATACAGCGGAATCTTTACTAATATCTAACATATTTAAATTAGATATTAAATTATTGTAGATTTTTCCTGAATCTATAGTTAATTGATTAGTCAAGTTCTACTCCTTCTTTTGTTATTTGTAAATTAGTGGAGAATGTATCAGACTCAGTTGTAAAAATAACCCTAACATAAATTGTATTTTTTAATTCAGTAGCAATTACAGTAAAAATACTCTTAGAGATACTTCCTTCTGCAGTTAAAGCATTAGTAATATTTAACTTAATTCGTTCTAGTAACTGATCGTTAATACCAGTACCTATGAATGAAGATAAATTAGCTCCGAAAGAAGGGTCATTAAATATGCTATCATAACCGCTAAGAAGGATGTTATTAGTGTAAGTTAGCAGATATTTCTTATAATTATTTATAAGAGGTATATCTTGATTTACAATCTGTATGTCTCCAGTCTCTATGTGCAGTTCTAAATCGTAATTAAAATCCATGTTTATTCCTTAAAGAAGAGAAGCTATAATACCAGTAATAGCAGAGAGCGTAGTTATATTTTTAATTGGTACATCTAGTGTTAATGTAGAGATAGGTGTGGCAATAGTTGAAGGCACACAAGTGGCTATTAACGGATTAAAACGAAAAACTCCTCCGAAACGATAAGAAGAAGGAGGGCTTGAGAAAGATACAGGGCCGTTTATAAAGTTCCCAGCGTCTCTTGTAGTTGTTATTGAGTTAGGCCCGCTGGCAATTTGAGTATACTCGTCTTGAATATCTACAAAAGATGAAGACGCATTATTTGATTTTAAAAGCATAAGATTATTTACCTGATAAAAATTTAGCTGGTGTGTGACACAACGCAGTTTTCATTTTAGATAGTAGGTTATTTCCTTGTATAGTTGTAATTTCTTCTTTAAGTACTAAGCGCTTATCATTCTTTGTGTTTTCATTTTGTATTTTCTGATCTGTTGTTGCATGGCCTGAAGGAACGACTACTTTAACAAAAGAGTCATTTCCCTGCAAATTAATAAAACCTAGATCATTCAACTCAAGCCCTAACAACTCACTTATCTCATTTTCAAATTCTTTGTCGAGAACGTCTTTTGTTTTGGACTCAGTAAGAACCTTTTTAATAGTTTTTTGTTGAGAGAAACTAAGAAAAGCTTCAGGAAGTACAATAGCATCTCTAGCAATACCGTCAACTAGTCTTACCTTAACTCTCATGCCTACATAACTTTCTATATTCTCATAAGCATTTCCAATTAAATTAGTTATGGGGATAAAAAGCATAGCTAATAGTTTTTTATCCCCATTTGGGCCTACATTATAATCGTTAAATATTAAAGAGTCAACATGTGAAGGATCAGCTATGTCAGAATCATCCTTTTGCACTATAGCGTGTATAAAATTATTCTTATCTTGAGTTACAGTAAGAATCGTACCTAATTGATACGATTCTTTGTAACGATCTAAGTTATGTTTAAGATCTGTAACTTTTGTCATTAATTAACTCCATAAAGATTTTTTACAACGTTACCTTCAGAATCAAGTTCAAAAGTAACTCTTCTTTTGTATTCACGGTTTTTCAAGAAACCGGGGAATAGAGTAGAGTTACCAGTTAATTGTCTCTTCTTATCTACGATTGTTGCTGCTTTTTGTATTTGAGCTATAGTTGTCTTACCTTCTAAGATTAGTGAATCAAAGTAGGTATTTCTAACAGCACCATCCATACCAGCAACATAATATTTACCATGGTATACAAGAGGGTAGAATAAAGCTGGTTGGCGAGTGTATTTGTTCTCTTCTATCTTAGCATTAGCCCAAGAGATAGCTAAGCTTATGGCAACAGTAACAAGAAAACCAATAGGGTTAAATATACTTATTCCTAGCATTGTTGTACTAGCAGTTACAATTGCACTTCTTACTAAAAGTCTAGCTGTCAGGTTTACTCCAATAACGGGTAATCTTAATGCACCTCTGGCAAGAAGGGCTGCTTTATCAGGGCCGTACCAAAATTTATCTAAAGTTAATAATCCGTTAAATAGTGCTAATCTTCCTCCGGCCACTAAGGCTTGTTTCCCAAAAGTTCTTGTTAAGTACGCTCCAGTATCTGAGGCCGCTTTACTTAGAGCTTGAAGAGCCCCTTTATTAAAGAAACCAAATCTAGAATTAAAACCTGTCTTTAGAATTAAATTCTTACCTGTACGGTAAGTTAGATAAGTAAAGAATGCCCCCATGCTGAAGTGGGTTAACGTAAACCCTGGATCTTCAGTTAAACCTGCTACGTATGTATCAATCTTTAATATATCAGCACTACCAGATATTTCATTTAACTTTGCAAACTGATCTTGTAGATACAAGTAGTTAACAAACATCTGAAGACTTTCGCTACTAAAAGCTTTACTTAACAGACTCTTAGATTTTATATCCATAAGACCTTTAGCTACGAGACCTAATCTAAGAAAGAAAGTAGACCTTACAAACTCAGCAGGTTCTACGAATTGGCCTGGAGTGATCTCCGTAATGAAACCATCTTTTTCATTAAAATGATGCTTACATTCTCTGATCTTAATAATACCAAACATTCTCTTGTTAGTATCTTTTATGAAAGCATAATCTCCTGCTTTCATCGTTGGATTACCTACAATAAGAATCTTGCCTTCATACATCTTTTCAGCCTCTTCTAGCAAGAATTGAGTACCATATCTATAAGCCATGTAACGCTTGTCGCAACCACTTAAAGTCAACTCAGTGCTTCTTATCGACCAAGGGGATAAGTTATCATCCAAAGACATCTGCAGAGTCTCCCAATCAGATATAGTTGTAATATCATCGTTATCATCTCTATAAGCAACGTTTACCTTAGTAAAATAATTACCATTTAGTTTAATAGCGTTATTTATGATATTTAACTCTGTACTTAAAATATGGAAATTACATGCTGGTTCCATACGTTGAGAACGAACTTCTGCGTACTTTGGTAATGCTAACTGTTCTTCTGGGCTGTTATCTTTGTCAATGACAGTTTCTTTCATAAGAACATTATCAGCGTCTCTAGCAATATACAGCTGTTCTTTTATTCCATAAAATAGAGTACAACGATCTTGGTACCACATTGGTTTGACTATAGTTCCGGGATGACGATAAGTCATCTGTTTCATTGTTTCCCAAGGAGTTTCACTTACAGCAAAATAATCGTACGTGATTGCTCTATTTAAATTAAACAGTGAATTAGCAAATAGATTAGCCACAGGAGAATCAAATTCACTATCAACATGTTCTATGTCTGCGGCGTATATATTCGTATACACTCTAGATCTTTGAACAACATTACTAAAGATTTTAAAACCTAAGTAGTAATTGGTGTTAAAAGGATTTGCACTGCCATCATTACTAAATGATTGGGAAAGAGAGTTAGTGTTGCCGCGTAGTAGGCTCTTAGCTTCTGGATCAATCTCATCGCCTAACGTAAACTGTGCAACCATCCTTAGAAAGGAATAAGATTTACCAAAATGAAATATTCCCGGTAGTAACATTAAGTCAGCAAAAATAGATCCTGTAGAGCTATTCCATCCGCCACCTAAACGTTGTGGCTCCGTGGTTCCTAGTACTTCTGTAAGAAGTTCTTTACCAAAACTTTCAGCAACAACTCTAATAGAATTAGCGCTTACATTTTGTGTATTAATCACTGAACCATTAAAGACGATATCAAGATTATTCGGGTTATTTTCATATCCTAAACGTATATGAAGCTTCATCCCCGGCCTAAGTTTGATTCTATTATTCTTAAATTGTCTCTCGTAATCAGTACCTATTGCATCTATAGAAATACCATTGGTATCCGTAGTCTTTGTTAAATTACCGTCTTCGTCTTTATAGTATACACTTGAAAGTATGCTAGTAACTTCATCACTTTTAATAAAATTAGGATCAGCGACTACCATACTTACAACATCAATAGGGTTATTTTGATTACTGGTTACAAGAGAGAAGTCTCTAATACCTTTTAATTCATAATATTCTATTGTTGATGCATCAAGACCTAACCAATAATCTTGATCTTCGTTGCCCACAGTAATGTAAACTTTGATAGTAGGAAAAGCTTGTGCCATTCCTTTGTTAACATTTTTGTTTAATTTCTCAACAATCTTATTTAACAAGAGAGATTCGTCGTATACGCTTTGAACAACTAGGCGGCTGCTAGGTACAGTTTCAGTAAATTTCTTAGTATTAAAGCTAGGGGCAGCCACTGCAGACGGATTATAGATACCTTCAAGGATACCACCAAGACCTCCTGCAGCGAGACCTAAATCAAGTATTTTGTAAGGATTTATATGCTTATTTTTATACAAGATTTCATAGTGTAAGTGAGCACCTCTTGAACGCCCCGCCCCTACGGTCTTTTTAGCACCCCCGGCAAGGCCAAGTATTGTTTTATTGGCTATAACCCTTTGGCCTTGTTTCACATCAATTCTACTCATATGTCCGTAAACAGTGCTGTAATCACCTCCGTGAGCTACCCTAACAACATAACCATATCCTTCGGCATTTTTATTAACTGACTCAACAACACCGTCAGCTAAAGAGACTAATTCCATTCCTTGCACACTTCTTGTCGTACATACAATGTCTATACCTTTGTGCGGACCTGTCTTACCATCTATGGTTCTTATGCCAAAACCTGAGCTAATAACAAACTTAGCTTCTTTGTTTAAAAATGGAGCTTGGCTTACCTGAAGAACTTTTCCTTTATCGGTATTGGCAGATAATGAATTAACATTAGAGGCTACTCTTAATTCATTATCTGTAAATTTTTTAGTTGATCTTATTCCGTTGTCTAAAGCACTCTTAGCATCTTTTGAACTAATAACTCCATCTTTATTTAAGAGAGCAAATACGCCTCGCTCAGCTCCTTCTGCAGCCTGTGTATTTTTTAAATAAGCACTGTTTGATTTAAAAACTGGATCTATAAATCCAAAACCCTCAGCTAATACTAAATTATTTAAGTTATTATTCCCTGAAGTCACTACAACTAACTTGTCACCTGCAGCAGTATCTCCTTGATCTTGTGCTAGAAGATTAGGGTGTCTCTTCATAAAAGTAGTTAAACGTGATTTTAGTGTCCTATCTAGGTCTGCAGAATTCTTACCAAGCGCCTCAAAATTAATCTTACCCGACTCGAGTGCTTCAGACGAACCGTGAAATCTGTAATTAAACTCTTTGTTAGTTCTTAAGTCTTTTCCTTTAAATGTTACCCCATTTACAGCCTCAATGAAGACAACACTATATTTTTCTACTGTAGTATCTGTTGTTCCTGTAAGTGGGCCAGATATCAGTTGTTTTTGAACTGCAAGCATTTCATCATAACGGGATTTATTTTTAACACCGTTAGCATCTTTCTTAACAACACCTCTCATAAAATCAACTACAGTGTCTGCACCAGTTAAGTGAGCCACTGATAATAGAGCTAATCTTTGCTCTAAAGGTAAGGATTGAAAATTTCTTAAACCAGCTTTTTTAAATTCTGCACTTATAAAACCTATATTAGCATTCGTGTAGTTCGCCATAGCAAAAGCTTGCAAGTCAGGTGTTGCCAAGAAGAAATCAGCGTTCCAATTTTTCAGCCATTTTTCAGTGTATTGCCAAGCAAAAAGTTGTTTTGCTGAAGAAGCTCTATCTAGAACTTGGCCTTCAACCAAGGCACCAGTACCTAACTGATACTTTCCTATGTATGCATTCCTAGCTCCGCCTTTAATATCGTGACGATACCTGGATTCCCTGTGTGCTATAGTGTTTGCATAGTACAGCCACTGATCATCTGTTAATGGGAGATTAACTCTAGATTTATACTTAAGTAACACCTCTCTATCGTGGTCTCTTTTAATATCATTAATCAAAGGGACTGAATTATCCCTAAAAGGAGTGTAGGCAGGGCTTGTTGAGTTAGTTAGCGGCGTTTTATTTTTTACACGTTCTTGACGTTCGACTTCAGCAAGGGCAGATTCAAATTTTAGCAAAGGTTCAGGTACTGTAGCGTATTTGTACTCTGCCTGAATAGGCATAACATAATTAATTTTTGCTGACTGATAAGACAAAGCATCAGGATCTCCCGCAACTTTGTCTATTAAAGGCTCTTCAGCTACAATCTCAACAATTGTATCAGTGATGCCTGTGGCATCTTCAAGTGCATTATTTAACTCTGTAACTTGATTAAATATCTCTTCTATTTCTAAGTCTTCAAAATGTTTATATTCTCTGAGAAAAAAGAAAGGGTTGATATTTTGTACTATGCTATCAGAAACAGTAACATAATTATTAACTAGCTTCTCCAACTTAATATCAGGAATAGCTTGTCCTGTAAAAGACACAGTTTGCTGACCAATTAATTCAAAAAATTGTTTATTAAAAGAAGAAACTACTTTTTGACAAATCTTGTTCCCTTTTTCTGCACCTAATTGCATGTAAGAAAGTATTTCTCTGAAAGCATTTATTGTCTCAGGAAACTCTCTAAATTGAATCTTAGATTTAAAAGAAGATACGTTTGTATTCGTAACAATATTTAAACGGGCTTGTATTAAATTTAAAATTAATTCTTTGCTTTGCACGCCTTCTAATAATTTTAAATTAAGTTGAACAACAGGTGTTGACTTTTCTTCATCATTATTAAATAATAATTTATAATTATAAGGAGATAAATTAATTTCTTCTTGAAATTGGTCCGCTACTAAATATGTAGCCGCTGTTGCTATTAAACCAACACCTGTTGCTATTAAACCAACACCTGATGCGATTAAAGCAACACCAGCAAAACCAGCAAGAACAGTGGCTGCACTAAAAGGCTCTCCTGGGTCATAAGTTGTAAATAGTAAAGCCAACAAGTAATAATCGCTCTCTTTTACTTTTTCAACTAAATCATCAACACCTAATTCTGTTACATCTTTGGCACCGAACTCTTGATATATCATATTAATTAACTGTAAACATCTTGAGTACAAGTTAAGCAATATCTCCTTATCCACTTCAGACAGAGAATTAATTTTATTTTTATCTTGTAATAGCTGCTTCATTTCTCTTAAGAATTGCTGCACAGCTTTGTGAGAAAACTCAGCTAACTGGGAACCACCTTTTTTACCTGAATTGACAACTTCTCCTAACTTGAACAACTCTGTCAAATCACTCTCAACAAAAGTACATGCAAAACTGTCTAGTCCTTGCTGTTGGCTTGTTGCAGAGATATGTACTTGATTAGGTAAGTAACGAACATTACCTGTTAACAATGTAGGAGTTGTTTTAATTTTAAGATTATTATATGCAGTGACTTCAGGGTATAAACTCGCATTGTAGTCAATAATATTGAATTGCTCTTTAACGATAGCTGAAATAGATCTGTCAGGAGAGTACTCTCCTTCATACTGTCTGTTTATGTTAGAAGTAAAATTAATACTCAACTCAGTCGGATATCTACCCATGAATTGTACTACAGGGTGTTTAAGCGATCCGATATGATTAATAGCAAGACGGTTCTTCTTTCTGTACTCAAAAGATTGTACAGCAATGTTAAGTGTAGTTAGATCCATGTCGACATAGTCAATAGCAAATACTTTATGTCTCTTAAAAAACTCAGCTTTTTTTTCTGCTTTGAAATTTGTAATTTTGTCTATAATTGTTTCTGGATTAACTTCGCCAACTAACTCTTTAAATTGTTTATCTTCCCTTAAAATATTTCTAAAATCTTGTGCCGATTTATTTGTTAATAAGTTAGTATAGAGTTCTTCTTGAGTTAACTCCGTATTAGAGGATACAACTAGTTTAGTCTCTTCGTTTACTAATGAAAAATCAGTTTGAGCACTATCTAAAGTTATAACTTTAACAGTTGGAACACCTATTGCTAGTTTAATACTATTTAGGAAATGATTTCCACGAGTTCCTTTAAAAAATGTATTAGCATTTTCTCTGGTAACTTTATATTTAATATCACTTAAAGTTTTATTAAAATAACGAGACCAAGCTTCGGACTCTTCTAAAGAAGTTACTCCTACGTCATTGTACAGGTATTCTGTTTCAAATTTAATATTTGAATTCTCATTAATATCTACAGGATTAGAGCTAGTATTAAGTGTACGAGCAAAAGTAAAGTCATCTACAAAAGGTTTATGATTAAAATAAACTAGAACTACTTCTAGCAGCATTACATCATTTAATTCGCTTTTAGTTACAATATTTAGTTCATCGACAGCAAATATCATAAAATTAGTTTTCTCTGATACTGCTGTCGGACTAACGTAAGACTCTATCCTTTTAGATTTAATGAAACAAAAAGGATAGTTATTTAATTGTATAATAACTTTAACTATACCAGAGAGATCACTATAATCTTTATATGAAAAAAGATTATTAATATCTTTACTTTGTACAGGAATTGTCACAACTATTTTTGATGACGCATACTTAGATTTATGCGAGAATACTGCATTACTTCTTAAGTAACTTTCTCGCATAGCATAAGTGTCATCAATCAAACGTATATCCGAAGGATTAACGTCTAGAGTAACATCATTTATAATAAATACTTCTTTTTGTTTCATTTAACTTTACCTTGTTATGTTTCAATTCGTACTTGTCTTAAAGCATCACCGAATACTGCCGAAGACATATCTCTTACTCTTTCCTCTGGAGGTACTAAGAGATCAGTATAATCGCCATCAATTTCTATGGATCTTGCTTTTGTGTGTTGTTTTGGTACTATGTAATTACTAGTTTGCTTATTAGTGTCTATACCTGTCGGTACTGTTCTAGCTGGTCTTAAGTTCTTGGAAGGATCATTCCTAATATAACGGTCAGTATCAACTTTATCAATATCTGGAAGATCAGGTCCTGACCTAGTCATCATTGACCCTACTGTTAATGCACCCAAACCTAGTCCTATTATACCTTTGTTTTGACTTATTGTTTTTGCTATATTAGTTTTAGTTTCGGTTAACATTCTACCATAGGATTGAGTACCTTGCAAATCAAACTCACCTCCAGTGCCTAGAACAAAGTTTTCTAAAGCATCTGCCGCTCTTGTCATGATGTTACCACCTCCAACACCTTGAGTTACATGTAGTGGGTGCTTAGCACGAGAAGCAACAGTTTTAGCTTGATTTACTTCTGCTGTTACCATATCATCTCTAGCTGCAGATAGAAAATCTTTATCTTCTTGAGATAAATCTGTACTAGCTAACGCTTTACCTAAGTTTAAGGATTGATCAATAATTGGAGTTATCTCTTTTCTATATGTTTTGGCATCTATTCTCCCCCCGATATAGTCTTTTCTTAATCTAGAAAAAGCTTCAATACTAGACTCCGTTTGTTTTTCATAGTCTTTAGTGTCAACGTGCGCTGACTTGATTAAGTTTTCAACTAAGGTATGAGTTAGGAAACGAGCATTGTGTGTTCTCTGACTATCCTTGCCAAATTCTAAACTTAAAGCTTCAGTTATATCAACTGCTAAAGCTGTGGATGGAGGTGCTAACGCTTTTCTTTCACGTCCTTGAAGACCAGCAACATTTTTATAACTAACTGCATCCTCATAATTATCAAAGTCCATTGCAGTTGGCGTTGCCTTATCAGCACCTTTAACTTTTAGAAACTTATGCAATCTGGCAATTCTATTAACATCTTCCCCAATTTTATTAAACTTTGTATCTAACTCGACCTGTTGAGCCTTACTTGACAATTTAGGAAACAACTCTTGAAGTTGATCTTGGTCGTAATCCATGACCTTACCAGTAGTGAATGCAATGTGATTCTCTGTTACATAAGTATGTCCCGCACTTTCTTTGTCTTTTATAGAACGATCAACAATAATATCTTCCCAAGTAGTAGATAGGTTACCTTGAGACGGCTCCCTAGTATAGAGTCCTTTTAAATCTATCCACTCGTTATTAACTTTATATTGTACTTTATTTAGGTCAGAGTATCCGTCAATTGGGGCGTATCTCCACTCCTTATCCCCAATATTCATTCTTTTTAAACGCATATCTAAACCCTCCTCAGACACAAAAACACCATTAGGCATTTTCCCATCGTCTACTTGATTTTGAATATACGCAGAGGCTTCTCCTCCAATAGCTCTTGCAAGACCGACGTTACTTTGTTTTGATCTGAGTGATGCTGCATTTTTTACTAAAGAATTATCCCCTCTAAGAGTACCTTCGGATATTTTTATGTACTCGTCTGCTGCTTCTTCAAAAGCCTTTCTAGCTTGAGGAATTTTATCTCCTTTAGCATTGGCAAGTTGTCTGTCTAATCTGAACAAGTTTAAACGATGCCCTTCTAGTTGTTTTAGCAGTAACTGATCATCCTTTGTGAAAAAACCAGAACGATTAGTACTAACTGTACTGAAGTTTAATCTCTCAAGACCTTTGTAACTATTTTTTAATTCGTAAGTTATAAAAGGAGTTTTATCAGATACCTCAATACCTAGTTTTTTGAGTGCAGCTAGTCTTCCTTCAGGGACAGTTCTAGCTAAAGTACGTTCAAAGTCAGATAAATTGTCTTGAGTGAGATACTTATTGATTGTTGTTTTTGCATGTCGTCTACCAAACCCAGAGTTTGTTTCTCCAAACAAAGACTCTAACTCTAACAGAGCTTGAGGATCACTGTGACCGAAAACACTGAGTTGTTCTTTAGTAAAACCAGATTGCAATAATTGATGTTGTGCTGTCCAAGACAATCTAGCTTCATTACCTATACCAAGAACACCTTGACCTTTATTTAAAGAAGCTATTGTATTAGTAGTACCGCTGGAGTATCTTTGTAAATCATCATCAGAAACACCTGACAGTAATTTAACAAGTCTGTTAAAGGCAGCCTGTCTTTTCTTTGGATCTTCTTCCGTTAGATTTTTTAAATTAGTTGATGATGCAATAAGCTTTGTTAGTTTCGCATGAGTTTTATTACGCATTTCTGCGTCTGTTCTTACACCATCTATTGTAGGCTTGTCTCCAGAAAACATACTAAATAGATTAGAGATAGCTTGTTCCTGAGCTTTAGTGCTTCTGTTCTCTACTACAGCTTGGAAATTCTCCATGATATTTCCTACAGCAGTGCCTGTTATATCCGTAGCACCTTTAAAATTAGCAGTCATATAAGCAGCTAGTGCAGCTCTTTTTGTATCGTTAAGAGAAGAATTTTTGTGTAAAGCGTTTTGCACCATCTGTAAGCTGTTATCTGATAATTTAACTTTGCTCCCTTTCTTAAGAGTATCCATTACCTCATCTCTAGTACTAGCATTAGTCATCTTAATAAAATCAGATATATTTGTATCTTCTGCAGCTAAGAGTACTTGAGTGGACATTGCATTTTTTGTTGCCATTTCCAGAGGAGATAACGGAACGTTTTTTGCAACTTTATCTTCTACAAGACTAACATACTTATCTAGTAAGTCAGTCGTGATTGGAGCTCGCATATCACCTTTGTAGTAAGGTAGCCCATCTTTGATGGTAATTTGACCTGCGTTTGTTAGAGCACCTAAAGCAGCTATTTGCTTGTAATTGGATACACCGAATAAATTACTCTTTGATGCCTCAGAAAACAACTTAACAATACCTTCTTTTCCTGGGTTAAACGTGGAGTTGGTGTGCAAGATTAATTGTCCAGATTCGTCCATCATCAATCCTTTAAGAACTCCTTCACTAAACTGTTTGTGTAATTTAACAGCACTACCATCACCGTTGTAAGCAAGAACTTGCTCAGGTTTAATCTTAAACTTACCTACGTACCTGTCTAAGTCTTCATGAGGGAATCCAACAGGAAGATAAGCTTTAGTACCAACATGATCCATAAGTTGAGCAATAGTCTTAACATCATCTGGTATAAGAGAGGCTTCTCCTTTTTTCATTCTAGCTGCATCAAGGGAACGCAAGCCTTTTGCTTTTTGATACAGGTCTATGAAATCTTCATCAATAACTCCGTTACCATTTTTAAGTACTTTGCTCTTAGATTCAAGAAGTTCTTGGTGAGCTTGTAATAACTCATTAATTCTCGAATTTTTAATAAAAAGATTTCCAGATTTTTGAGGGGAGATCACAATACGTTGATTCAATCCGTGCTCGAACATAGCGGAAGCATTTAAATTAAATAAACCAGCACCATCGGCTAATACTTTATCAGAACCATATAAATGTGCAACAGCTTCATTAAAAGCTTTTTTATCTAGGATATCAATCTTATCAAATACATTAGAACTCTCAAATTGTTGCTCAAAAGATTTTACAGAGGCAGCTAGTGTTTTATAAGCACTTGATCGGTTTACAGGTACAGTATCACGAATACCAACAGCAGTAGCGCCCCTTTGATTCATACTCATAGGTGCTAAAGGATTGAAAACAGTTCCTGATATAGTAGTTAAATTGTTAATAGAGACGTTATTAAACATACTCTCTGCTGCACCAGCATTGTCAATAAAACCTTGTTGATATGCCATCATTGCAGCTTTTAATTCAGAACTAGTACCTCCTTGAGAACTTACTTTAGCAATTTTCCTAAGTGGCTTATCTTCAACTAGATTACCTAAATTGTCATAATTTAAAGTATGTTCTATATTAAGAGCACTACCTGTTGCTCTAAATCTTTGAGTAAGATCTGTATCGTTTAGTTTTGTGGCACGGTGGATTAGTTCATTTTGAGATTCATCTCCTGAGAATTTCATTTGTGCTTTTACAAATGAAATTCCATCATCTAAAGACTTACCTTGATATAACTGTAACGCTAGTAATTCTGGATGCATTCTTTTAGTCGCGTCTTGAAAAGTTGGTACTCTAGTAGTACCATCTAACATCTTAACAGTTTGTCCAGTACTATAAGCAGCAGCGTAAGGATTAACACCTGCGACAGCAAAATAAGTACCTGCAGAAGGGGAGTGATACATAATCCCTTTCTTTGTCTCTGCTGTTAATGGAAGAACTTGGGTTTTACCTGTAAATTTATCAGTAAACATCATATTATGATTCTGAATAGTTATTGTATCCCCTACTGCTCTATCTAACACCAACTTTGTTTTTAACTCAGCGTCAGCTTGAGTATTTCCAAGGTTAGTCATTAAGTACTTTGTTAGTGAAGCTGGTGTAGATTTCCTACTTAGTGAAAAAACAGCTTTTGTATTCTTTGTAGGCATAACAGATTTTTTGATACTCTGTTGTTGTACAGGAGAAGCTCCTTCTAACATAGCTAGTACAGCATTTGCTTTGGAAGGTTCAGAAATAGCGTTAACATAATCTATTAATCCTTGTTGTGTAGGATTAATAGTTGTATTAGTTACTTTAAGCTTTTCTGCAATGTTTTGAGCAAAACCTTCAGCAGATTGATTACCAACCTTAGCTAGTTTTCTATTTAAAGTTTTACCTGTTCTTATTAATCGTTTACGAACACCGGGTTCTAAATTAGGATCTTGTAACTTTAAAGTTACATCCTCTAACTGAGTACGTAAGTCAGCTATGTTCTTAAAGTGTGCGTTTATTTTGTTAAGCTTATTCTTTGTTCTTGCCATTACAGCGAGATCAGCTTCTGTGTAACCAGTTTGCCTAGTAATATTAATCTTATTTTGATCAATATTAAAAGTATTCATAACTTTACTGTTACCTACAACATCACTTGTAACAAGCTTCATTGCGCTAGCTGTACCTGCAAGAACTAGTGCTCCGAATATACCAGCAACGGGATCATCAATTATATCCCCCGTGTACGCTCCTGTAACAGCAGCGCCTAATACAAATTTACCTTTAGTACTTATTGGCATTCTATAAAACCTTTTATTAATTGTTATTATTTCTTACTATAACTGAATTTATTTCTGAGTCGTTGATTCTAACATTTGTTGCGACAAACCCTTTATTAAACAACGCATGTTTAATTGCTTCTTTAGTTGTTCTTGAAGCTTTTACTTCTTCTTTGATTGCATCTAATTTAGTTACAACTTGTTCTTCTCTGTTAAGCTCTGAGATGTTATTCATACGTTCTTCATCTGTCTTCCAAAATCCAAACTTTCTTAAATCTTCTCCGCCAATAGCTAAAGTTTTAATCTTTATATCGTCAACAGTTAGCCTAGGGTCCCAACCAGCAAAAAATCCAGAAGGTGTTCCAGTAGCTTGCTCAATATACTGATAAGCTTCTTTTTGAGCTACTTTAGTCCTGTAAGCTTCTGCTTCAAGCATAGCTCTTCTTTCAGATAAAGAATACCCTTGGTTAGCATAATCATCTCGATTTTTAGTGATTGTTTTATTTATCTGCTGTTTTTCTTCGTTACTTAAAGGTATGTCTCCAAAGCTGCTCTTTAACTTTTCAGTTGATTCAATAAAATCATTCATGAGCGCTTTTTGAACAGACTGCCCTGCATTTTTTGCTTTGGTGGCTAAATCAAGATTTCTCCAAATTTGTTGATAACCTTGAGCTACATCGTCAGGAAGCATCTCAAGTATTCTCTTTCTAGCCTCTGTACCAGTCTCTTTAGAGAAATCATTAAAATATACTTTTTGATCATCAGTTAGCGCGGCTTTAAAACGTAACACTTTTTCTTTAGTATTTAAACCTGATAAACTAGAATGCACTACCGTTTGATAAGCTTCTTTTTCATTACTATTTAACAAACCTTTTAACAAAGAGAGTTTGTCGAAGTACTCGTTAACATTTTCCTTTTCAATTAACTCATCTGGTTTGAAAGTATCATCTACTAACAAACGCATTTTATTTAATGCAGGTTTTATAAAATGACTGTAAGGGTTGGTCCAGATTGCAGTATCACTACCTCCTAGTTGAGTTGCCTCGTAATCCTCAATAGCTGTTCTTTGATGTACAAATTTACTAAAAGGTCTCCAAGGTGTCAGCATCTCTAGAGGATTACTATTAGATACAGTAATCATATTATTCCAGAGAGTACTCTGTAACATTCCAAAAAGGCCTCCATTACTGTCAGGAGTATCTCTGAAACGTCTCTTATTATCTCTGGCAACCTCCTTATCTAAAGTATCAACTAAAATGTCTTCTTCTTTTTTGCTAAGGCTTCCTTCTTTATATAAATCTAATAGCTTTCTTCGCATACGATACTGCTCTGAAGAGCCTTTAGCTACGTCAGATAAAATCTTATACTGATAGATTAAAGGGTAGTCCTCAGGCTTTAAGCCTTTTAATTCAGGATGAAGTGCTTCGAAGCCTCTGCCTGGAAGCCTTGTTTCTCCGTTCTCAACAAGAGAGTAAGGATTACCTTTAGAGAAATCAATATAGTATCTATTACCATCAGAAGGTAACCAGTTTGGCATTTGATTCTTAAGCATGTTGGTTGTTTGAGGGAGTGCTCCTGAAGAAGTACCCATAATTTTACGTTGAAACTCACCTATACCTACAACATCGCCTAAGTTACTATCTTTAAAATCTCTAGCAGCGTTTGTTGCTTCACCAGATCTAGCTAATTGTTTATTTCTTTGAGTGTCATTTACTAAAGCATCAACAGCCATACTGAAAGCCCAACCTTTAATACCAACAAAATCTGTGAGGCTTTGGTATGCTAATTCACTTCCTTGAGTTATCGGATCAAAGCTAGGTGCAGGTAGTACTGGCTTTACACCTGTATTCCCGTAACCCAGAGAAGGCAGAACATTAGGTGTAAAGCTTAAGTTAGTATTTATAGCTGAGGTGCTTCCGTCTGTAGGGTTCTTTCTAACTTCTAGACCTAGATCTCTACTTCTTTGTTTTTGTTCTGAAGTCCCTTCTTTAAAATTAAGAAATGTGTTAGCTAACATAGTGATATCTTGTACTTGTTCTTGAGTTAAGCCCCCTTTTTGCCCTTCTATGTTTTTTAAATACGTAGCTAAAGAACCTAACACAGGATTTTCAGAGAGTCTTTGAAGACTAGTAAAAGTGTTGTGGGTTTGAACCTCACCTGTTAATTCTCCGAATAACTGCTCAGCTTTATAACGCTTTCCTTGCCAAAGTCCTTTGTTATTTCTTTGAGCTTCTTTCTGCGCCGCCATTAAATCAGATTTACTAACAATGTCGCCCCCATCCCAAGGTAACGCTGTAACAGCACCTTGTCTTAGAAGTTCCATATTGATATTTGAATTATTATCACCAACAATAACACCTAGTTGGCGACCATAAGTTTGATCTTTTGTATTAACAATCAATTTTAACTCAGATTGCCTTGCTAGCATGTCTTTAAGCGTTTGTGTGGCTTCTTTATTGTACTCCTGAGCTTGATGAAATACGTCTTTAGGTGAACTTCCTGCAGCATGGTCAGAAGTCTCCGGTGCATCAACACCGGCAAGACGAACCTGCACTTTCTTATCTAGAAATCCAAATAGACCTTTTCTTTTTAACTCTATTGTATCAGCGTCTTCAACGTTTATATCGTACTTTGACAAATCAATAACTTTAGTGTTATCTGTATTCTTAAGACCAGCCACTTGATTAACAATATTTCTTAAAGCAGGGTTATACTCTCCGTACTCAAATAATCTTGTAGTCTTTTCTCCAAAAGAATCTTCAGTCGAAGGAGTGTAACTTGCACCTAGATTTTTATTTCTAAACGAGATTATCTCTTTGTCTATAGATAACCCAAAAATATCATTTGTATTTTTAAGTTTATTAACACGAGCTTCATGTTCTTTTTTTGCTTGCGCTATTTCTGGATTAAGTACATCAGGTTTTATAACCTGACCTATAGTTCTTTCAAAGATTTTACCTACGAAAGAACCATAACCAATCTCCATACCCCATACTGGATAAGGCATTGAATCATTTGTTAGCTTTTCAAACTTATAAGGGTCTCTTAAATAAGAGAAAGGATGTAATAAAGGATTAAGGGATTTTTTGGTCTCATCGTCTCCGTAAATTGCTTTTGTTTTACCTTCGCTTTTAGCTAATTGAAACCAATTCTTTTGTGAGTACTTTACATGGTCTCCTTGAATAGAGTTACCACCAAATAACCACCAACGGTTTGCCCTAATCTCTGTGTCTTTCTTACCTGAGTATCTTTCCTCTAATTCTTTAGAAGAAGCTCCAATTAAAGCTCCAGGCAAGAATGGTAAAGTAAGAGCACCGCCAATTGCAGCCCCAATAAGAGAATTACGTTTCATTAAAGTCATTGGACTATCAATACCAGCAACTCTTTGCAGCAGCTTGGATGTATTCTCAGCTGAGTATTTATCTGCTGCTGCTGGGGCTCCATCTTTAAAAGTCTTACCTATACGGCTAAAGTAAGAGTACTGAGCGCCTACTAAAGCACCACCTAGAGGAAAACCCATTAACGTAAGTAAATCTGTAGAACCGGGTGCTGATTGTTCTTGTCTTTCTTTATATCCTTGGAAACGGTCGGACCATACTTTAGCAAAACCTATCCTAAAATCTGCATACATACCACCTAAACCTGCAAATAAACCACTATCAAAATCAGAACCTGCAGGAGCTAGCCAACGAGATAAGGAGTCAAGACCCTGATATCCAATGTATGCCCCAGCACTCTTAGTTACAAGATTCTTAGTCATAAGTTTTAAACTTTGCAAATGATCTAAATCATAGACCCCTCCCGTACCTAGTCTAATATTAGCAAGTGATTTAGCTTTTTGCCAGAAACTTGTGCGAGTTAATCCAGAAAGATCGCCTCCCAATCCAGAAACAATATCTTCAAAACCTTGTATAGGGTTGTCGAGAGTTTTATAACCCATCTCCATACCTAATTTCAAGTACGCATTGAGTTGCTTGCCTAGATTATTCTGATACGAGCCAACCACCATTAACGGATCATTTATAGCATTTTTTAAGTTAAGGGGTGCTTTTAAACCCTCTGCGTATTTTCTAAGTACATGGTTCTGGGATACAACTCCTCCATTCCTTTGAGTGGCTGTAACTAACCTAGCGTCATGTAATACAATATCATTAAGATTAATCTTACCTTGTTTATCTACACCATACAGCTTATTATTTTTAAATATTAAGCCTCTTTTTAAATCTTCAGATTGTAGTAACCTATTAACGCGTCTTTTAGATTCTTTTTGTTGCTCACGTAATAGTGACTCGTAGAAGACTTGTTGTCCTCTTATAGACTGCCCACTTATATGCACTTCCTGATTAAAATCGGATATTTTTATAAAGGGTTGTAATAGATTAGATATTTGAAAAGTACGTAGGATGTGTAAGGGAGATGCTTCTTCGAGAGCCATCACTTGAGATAAGATGGCTCTGTCTAGAGATTGAGTTGTTGTGTCGATGGCGACATTAGAACGTGCAAGCTGATACTGCAGTGCTGTAGTTCCAGGCAGTTTGTTGTACAACTCCCTAGCTTTATTAGAAGCATTAAGTACTTTATAGCCAGCATATGCACCTAATAACTCTGGTATAGGGTTACCTGTATCTTCTAATCTAGGATCCATTATATGTTACTCTCCTTGTTTAGGTTTTAAATCTATGTGTGGGATTGTACCTCCAGAGACTATAAATGATAAGGAGTACAATCTAATTATTTCGTCAATAGGTTTTTGTTTAACATCATCGTAATTTAAGTTCAGTATTCTTGCAATAAATCCGCACCATATATCAAATTTAGATATATCATTTGAGGCAGTATTAAAGTGATACTCAGGATTAGTAAAGTACTTGGATGACTCCTTAAATATCAGAGCACCTAACGTATCAATAAGTAATCCTGTTTCTTCAGCATTTAGCACTTCATCTTCAAAACCTAGAATACCTAAATAACAAGCTGTAAATATGTCTTCGTAGATGTCTGAAGGAGACACATTAGCTTTCCTCATTATATCTATCTTAGCATACTCAGCATAAGTTAATAATCTAATTTTAAAGCTTGGATTTTTTATCTGAAGACCTTTTTCAGTGTATATGATTCTATTGTTAAGTACTACATTATAGTAAGACAAACCTGAATTTAAGAACATATTAGATAACTCTTATTGCTGCGAAAGCCTCTTGATCAGAGATCCATCCAGAATGATATGCTATTTGTTTACCTAAAGTATCTACGACTCCAGCAGGTTGTGTTAATCTCCAAGTAGGGGTACTTGTAGGATAAAGTAAGCATTGCTCTACTAAGACTTCATGCATGGTGCTTTGTTTCTCAAACGCACCCTCTCCTTCGAGTTTCTTGTACTCACCTCTGCGAATAGCTCGCCACACAAAGTACTTATTTGGTTCTACAACAGTAGATATGTAGATGTTCTTATATTTTTGCTTCCAACTCTCAATAACTGCTACTGAAGGGCAGCTTATAGGATCAACTAAAGAAAGTGTTTGGTGCATATTTAAAATAAATTGATACTCTTCGTCAAGTTCTAATTCTTCTTCTAAACTAGTTTGTTGAGTTTGGGTTTCTTGTTCATTAAATTTTATTTGCATTTTATTTATATTACTCAGTTAGTTAAAATTAATTCGTCTCAAATGAGAAAGTATTAGTGTTTGTAATATTCTTTCCATAAAAAGAATATTGATCTGTTATGGTATTTTCTGCTGAAGAAGAAATTCCTTGCGAAAATCCCATAAATCTCACGCCAGTTATTGTAGTAACAGTAGGTGTGTCTGTTTTAAATGAATTAGTATTATCAAATATAAGTACTAAGTTTACAAGGTCTGTGTAACTTGCGAGGGATTCGTCAGGCCCTCTTTCAGTCTTACGAGTCTTCTTAAATTGTTCGTAAAATTGAAGTTCTTCGTCAGTGACAGATTTTCTATTAGCATTGAGTTTCTTTTCAATCTCTTCTAGCTTTATTTTGTAAGCTCCATCTCCGTATAAGTACTCTAATGCAAGAGTAATATATTTGTTACTCTTATAAGTAATTTCAAGACGCCCTGTTACGATAGAATTCCCTACTGAGTAGAACTCAGGTTCATTAAAACCTAACCCATACACAGGCATCGCACTAATCTGATGGTTGTAGCCTATACCTACGGCTAAATCTAATTGTAATTTTCTAGTATAATCTAAGGATGTTAAATACACATTAACATCTGCTGATGTGTAATAATGTTGATAAAGATTACTCATACCCCTCCTAGTAAGTCGCTGACCGATCTTACTTTTGTGCCTGAACTGAACCCTGCACTATAATTATTTTTATTTAAATTCGTTATGGTCTTCACACTTTTAGCTTCAAATGAAAAAGTACTTTCTGTAATAAGATCTTCAATACTGTACACTTGACCTGTATTCATCATAATGCAACCTAATATAACTTCATATCTAGAGTAAGGTCCATACGATTCATCCGCTTTCTTAACTAAATCTTCAGTTTGTGTCACTATATGTATGTTAAACGAGGTAAGATCATCTTTCATTAAAGCTAACGTATCTTGTTTTGGAAGCCCTTTCGGTATCTTCCCGTTTATTCCAAGAAGCCTAGCTTGCAGTTCTTCTTGTGTAGCTGCATAAACATCTTCCTGTAATTTAGAAAGTTTGTCAGTGGAGAATACTGATCTTATCATACTACCAGCTACAAGTCTAGTGCCTAATCCATAACCTAGTATTTCATTTCTTCCTAAAGGAATAACCCTGACCTTACTACGGTACACTGAAAATGATACAGTCATAGCATCATCTAAATGAAAAATAACACTCTTACCTGAAGGACCTATCTCAGGAAATTCCAAAACAATACTAACTGAAGATCCAGGAATAGGGACGTATTCAGATTCTAATTCGTAATGAGAGGCAGCACCAGTCATAAAAATATTTGACATTTATTTTTCCTTAGTTAATAAAAAAGGGTGACTAAAATAGTCACCCTTTGAAATGGTTAAATTAGACGGATTAGCCCTTAGTGTTGTTGGTTGTTGATTGAACAGCCAAAGCAGATAATGGAGTCCAAGGACTAATACGACGAGCTAAGAAGGTCAGTTGACGCTCTAGGACTAAGTCATCAATCGAGGTACCGCCTTGATCACTAGTAAACTGAACACCGTGGATGATCATACGATTAGTTGCACTTGGATCAACCTCACTAATACCAACAAGAGTGATATCAAAAGGAGGGATTTGATCAGCAAGAGCAGCCTTAGTAGTGCCACCGTAAGTATTAATATCGAAAATACTAGCATTTTCCCCTGTAGTTGTTAAAACAACGTCCACAGAGTCAGGGTTGACAGTATTATAACGACGAGAACCGGGTGCGAACAATTGACCACGTTTTTTTCCGTTAATGTCTGTACCACTTGGGTTGCCATAGTTAACCAATTCGTGATTGGTTAAAAAGATGTCATTGGCTCCTTTATTAATGGCTTCGAGTAAACGGTCCTTTTGGAAGATTGTGAATACACAAGCTCCAGTAGTTTGACGTTTACCTCTGGCTAAACTAACAGGATCGACACGACCCATGACGTGTACGTTAGCTACGTCACGTTGAACTGCATATTTAACCATATGCAGATCACCGAATTTTACAGTATCAAAAACAGCGTGAATTTCTGTCCCTGATTTAGAAGTGTATTCTTGTACTTCAGTATTTGTAGTCATATTACACTAACTCCTTATTGTTGAATAAAAGTGGTATCAGGCGTAAGAGCGATAGTTGTTACAACTTGACGTAACTCTTCTTTAGCCTGGATAGTTAATCTAATTTGCATTTGATGTGGAGAAGTACGTGCAATAGAAACTGAACCTCCGTTGATAACGCCAGCACTAGTTGCAGATTTGATCACCAAGTCCACAGCATTTTGAAGTGCAGCAGCTAGAGGGAAATCAATACCACGACCAAGGAATGGATCAACAGCATCATTAATTCTACGAACAATATATGATACAGCAATAGCGGTAGAAACATAGTCAAAGTCTGAATTACCGTTAGTTGCTAAATCACCTGAATAAACAGTAACCCCTTTGTTTGGTTTTTGAACCAAAGCAACATAACCTAAGCTACTAAGTTTATTAGCAACACTATCAGTAATAGTGAACAACGGGCTAATGTTGTTAAATGCAACGTTAGTAGTACTATCACCTGGACGAATAGTAGTAATTAAACCAGCATACGCACCTGCAAACGAACGAGGAGCTACTAAAGGAGATACACGTCCTGATAATAAATCAGTAGTTAAGTACATTGGAATCGTAGCGATTGATAAGTATTTGCCTAAATCAACAACAGACCCGTAACTGTCTTTTAATGGACTACCATCTGGGTATCCAGACTCAGTAGCATAAAACCCCTGAACTTTATCAATAGTGCCAGCCATAAAGCGGTTACCAAGCAACCCAGTACCGTTAGCTACAATATTACCAAAAATATCATGGGTTGGTAGTGTACCAACCCAGCGTTTAACTGCAACAGTCGTAGTCGACTTAGGCAGTGCAGCTCCAATAGTACCGTTAATATAGTCAGAACTTGTGGAGTTCTTCCAGCACCACATACCTAAACGATGAGCAAAATCAACCTCATTGTAGGCTTTAACAACAACTGGTTGCCCGTTACCGTCAGTAGCTGCCAGCAGAGGATCAGTTGTTGTTAAAGAAGAGTTAGTAGCTAATTGATACAAGAATTTATCTACAGACCATTCGTAAGTAAAACCTTCATCTACTTCAGTACGTTGTACGTAAGTTAAACGATCTTTACTGGCATCATCACCAGCAACGATATTACGGCAGTTAAATAAATCTTTAATTGTCACAGTACTTGCACGAACATTCTCAAGATCTTCGAAAGCTGAATCATAAAGTTCATAAAGACCTTTAAGATCTGCATTTAGTGAGTTCTTGCCAGAAGCGTAAGTAATTTCATTATCAATTACAGTCTGAGGATCAGTTGGTTGTGTGTAATTAAGAGTATATACATCGTTTGCAGCAGCAGGCGTAGTAAGTGTAATTGAAACTAAGTCTCCGGCAGTAACAGTCGTAGTATATGCAGTGAAGTTAGTAGTAACACCACCTACAGTTTTACTAACTGCTAAATTAGCAGTAGTCGAAGGCACTGGAGAACCTAGAGTAATCAGAGTTTGTGCTGCAGTAGCAGTAACAACTTGGATAGTAGAATCAAGCAAATTGTTAACAACTTCACTAAACAATACTGGACTTGTTACACTACCAACACGGTAAGGTTGGTTTTCAGGATCAAATCCATCAACAACTAATACATCTAAACCTCTAACAATGTTATTAGGCACGTTGCTGTAAACTACTTTGCCAGCTTTATATACAATTACACATGCTTTGCTTGCATCGTTAGGACGAGGACCAATATACAAAGATAGATCTTCACCTGCTGTAATTGTTTCAGCAATTGTTGAAATCTCTGTGAATTCCCCGAAGATATTCTTAATTGAAGCTGGGCCACCACCAATACGATAAAGTGCAATAGAGGTAGCACCATTACTACCAGCAAGAACATCTTTAGCTAATTGGATAAGATGGGATTGGCTTCCGTAAATAGATTCAGCAATTTTAAAATCCTGAACTACATACAGAGAATTTGACGGACCAGAACTGGCACGTTCAATAACCAGACTAGTGTTTTCTGGTAAGGTAACTTGTGTACGTAAGTTACCATCTAAAATTTCGGTTTGGATACCTACAAGATTAACCATATTTCTTTCCTTTATTTAAATTTTAGTGTTATTTGTCTTATTTGTTCTAAGTTTGCAGTGTGATGAACACTTGTATATATTTCAAAAAATACTGCAACTGTAAACAAACGTTTGTTATCATACTCACCTAGAAAGCTTACTTGGGTTGTGGTGAGGTATCTGAAATCTTTTATGTACTTCTTCAGTACATTTGAATGAGTGTTAAACACACTCTCTACTAAATTAGCTAATTGCCTGCAAGTACTACTTGAAACAGAGAAGCATCTTAATTCAATACAATGTTTTTTATTTGTCACATAAAGATCTATAACATCACCAGTATTTTTATCAGTGTACTGATTAACTTGTACAGCTTTATGGTAAGTTGTGTCTTTACGTGTTGTAGAACTACTTGCAACAAACGGTACAGAGTCCATGACATGGTATGTAACAACATTGTTTTGATTGTACTCGTTGTCAGGATAAGCTTCTGTAAAAGCAAATTTGCTTCTTTTTACATTATCAATTTCGTAGTCTAGTAAGTCTAATTCTTTAAATAAACTGTGAAGTACTTCATAAAACTCTTCTGGAGTTCTTTTATTATTTAATTGTTCTTCTTGTTGGGAAGAACTTGCGAATAATGGAATAGACATACAGTTAATCCCATAGTACAGAAATATTATAATCTATTTTATTTGTAGAAGCTTTTGCTTTATTAGTAGCATATATATTGTAAGTGTGTTCTATGTTAATTGGTACTTTAATTCTAGCGTTTGCATCTAATTCTAACTTAAGTATTTTATCTTTAGGGTATAGCACTAAATTACTAATTGTAACTAGAAAGCTAGATTCAGCAAAATTAGTGCCAGCTTTAGATGGCATATCAAAATTACGTTTTTCTTTTGTTAGTGCTGTTTTATAAATATAACCTTCAATGATTTTATCTTTAAATAAACTACCTTCACCTTTACAATAAGGACACATTAACGCAGCTGAAGAGTAACCTTCAGATGTGCAGTAAGGACATTTAACAATATTATACTTAGAATCCCTTGTGTACATACGGAGGACTAACGGTCTTTTTATCGGACTACAATCCTTATCTGTAAATAGAAAATCACTCAGTTCAGTACTCAGGTTCAACTCTGGATTCTGGAACATACTCTTCCTTTATTTGAAAATTTCCTGCTTTATATTTTTTGTTATTGTAGATATACTTAGATGAAGCATAAGCATCCTTAATATTTGGATGCATTTCCGATAACCACCACAAACGTCCAGCACTCTCCACACTGTTAGGATTATTTATACCTTTAATGAAAGTTCTTGGTACTACACGACTAGATTCTATCTCTTGAATAAGATCTCCATACTCTAAAATACAAGCACGACTGTCTCTGAGGATTCTCTCTAAGACTATCGTATCTGTTTTCTTAGTAGTACGTACTGAGAAATCACCTAAAGATTTAGCTCTACTTAAAGTAGCAACAAAGTCAGCTTTAAGTTTTTTAACAACATCATGAGAACTGAGACAAATGGTGTATTCACGTCTAAGACTAAATAATGTTATTTCATCAACAATTCCTAACTTCTCAATTAACTTAGTTTTATTCATAACTCTGATTGAATTATCAAATATGATTTTTCTTATAAAATTCTTATCTTCGTTAAAATCTTCAAAAGGATTTAAAACATCATCTTCAGTACAAAAGTAAGGATAGAGTAACAGGTTCGTTTTAACTTTTAAAGTTGGATAATTAAACATAGGGATATCTAATTTTAAATTTATATTCATACGTGAGCTACCTCCAAAGTAACATTATTTTTAGCATGCTCAACTAATTCATTTATGTCTGCTTTTAGCATAACAGGTAAGGACTCGTTAGGTAATAACGACACTACAGGATTAGTAGAACTACTGTAAGTAAAATTGGAGTTAATTAGCAAAGGATCTAAAAGATCAAATCCAGTTGCATTTGCTACACTAATATCAAGAGGACTTAAAACGCTGACTTCTAGTATAGTTATAGAGCTGTCACTTGAATTCTTAATATATAAGAGTTGGTAAGCACCCTCCAGTATGAAATTACTTGTTAGTAATTTCGTAGCAATACTTCCGTAAGTAGTATCAGTACTTTTATGTACAGTAAGCATCACCAATCTCCTAAGTCAATAGTAATACGATCATTGACAAGTGAGTCCTCATTGTAGAGTACTACTACAATGATACTCTTTGAATCTTCATCCCATATAAGTTTTAACAAGTATTTATTAGAGTCTTCATAAAGCCCAAGATTCTGGATTAGATAGTTATTGAAAGCCTTACTAATATTTGCTTTAACGTTATTTATATCTACGTCTAATTTATTAACAAAAGCGGGTAGTCTTATTTCAAATTGATTTAAATCCGTGTAGACAATATCATAAGTAACTTCAACAGGAGGAGTATCAACATTATTATAAAAATCTAAAATATCTTGATTTGATATCTCACTGGAAGTTTCTTGTGTATTTAATCTAGGGAGTATCTTAAGATCATCTACAGTGTTAATTATATAAGTACTTGGGCTATTATCTACAGAGTAACGTTCTTGTATAACAAAATTAAACTCTTCTCCTTCAAGATATACTTTAGAAGGAAACTGTATAATTGTTTGATTTAATTCTATAGTGTCACTATTAAATAAATTAAGTACTTTTGTTGTAATACTTCCATCATAAGTCAATTCAATTTTTACATGATTAGAATTAGAAGTTATCTTAGAAGTACTTAGTATTTTAATATTTAAAAGAATATCTCTGTTAACATTAGAACTTACTACGCTAACAATAATATCAGAATTACTTTTACTTACCAGCTTATTTTTAATAACAAAAGGGGTAGACAAAGCGCTATCAATGTACAATAAGTAACTGGAGCTTAACTCTAAAGGTTTTTGAGGAGTTACCTCTATTGTGTAGTAATTGTCAACAGGTACTTGCCTATAATCCAGAGAGACTGTTTGATACTGACGCGATACTAAACCCAAATTAAAAGAATGAGGTTTAGCTAAGTTAAGTAAAGCATCCTTTCTAGGAATGTCGAATAAAAGGATTGTATTCTTAAAATCTGAACTTTCTAGCTGGCTTGCAGATTTTAAGAATATTTTTTGAGTAACAGGGAATGAGTTGAGTTCTTCAATTTGATTTAAAAGTGTTAAGCTCATATACTAAAACCCTTTAAGTTTGATATTATTTACTAGTACGTGTACGTTTAGCTGGAGTTGGTTTATCTTCAACTTGAGAAACTTCTTCAGCAGGTTCAGAGGAAACTACATCTTCACTTTTTTGGGTTTCTTCGTTTTCTTTTTCTTTGGCTGCATCATCTTCGACTACCTTTTCTTCTTCATCTTTAAGTACTTTATCAGCTCTTTTTAGCAAGTCTTCATAACCTACAGTACAGTCGATAGCACTAGTAGCAATAGCACGTAAAAGGCCTTTTACAATTTTATCTTCAAGTTTATCAATATCGAGTTCAATAGTAGGTTTGCTTTTCTTCGACAAGGCAATATCACCACAGTAGAAGAAAGAGTATTTTTTAATTTCTAATTTCAGCATCATATATTCCTAAAAAAGTGGGGAGGGCGACAAGAAGAACCCTCCCACACATAAATTATTTTTATTAGTCAGTTAAATCGTTAATAACAACTTGTGGGTTGATAAACAATTCGTTAGGTACTAGAGGAATATTCTTAGCAACAAGAATACCTAAACCACCATCAATTACATCAATACTGTATGATTCTTTCAAACGTACGGCAATGATCTCACGAGTCTGCTCTTCCCATGAATCAACAGTTAAAGGAGCTTTAACGTTAAGAACACCTGAGGACTCAGTATCAATCATGAGAATTGAAGTAGTTTGATTAATACGATCAAACGGTACTAAGTGCGAGGTAACAATTGTAACACCTGCTAATGGACTGTAGCTTGGTAAGCTGTTGAAACCAGTAGTGGTAAGTTCAATCTCTTTGTTAGTCAAACGTTGACCTTTACCTGAAGCCATACGTTGTTGACTACGCCATGTATCAATAGTGCCGTTCTTATAGGAATTGATTGGATTCAATTGACTATTAATGAACTCACGTGGATTATACATGTTATAACCAGCATTACGTAGAATAGGATCTTTTTGGAAGATCGGGAATGCAAGTGGGTGCATTAAGATTACATTAGGGTTATAACCATTAGCAAGACCTTGACAATACATGTCGAACAAATCTTCTTGAGTGATAGCACCATTCTTAACACCGAAACGGTCACGACCAGTACAAACACCTTTGATTGAACCGGCAGGAGTATCGTTATCAAAAACTACAACACCTTGACTGTCAAACAATTCAAAGATACGCTTTTCTTTAGCACGAGCAAGAGCCTTAGCTGCTTCAGTAATGTGAACACGGATTACATCCCACTGACCTTGATCAATTTGTTCACGAGTAACTTTAACAACAAGACCACATTGACGGAATTGAGCGCGAATGTTTGAGCTTTGACCAACAGCGATTGAGAATTCTGGGTATTCGCCACTCTCTGCACGATCAACGTTAGGAATGTTACCAGCACCAATCCACTTGTAGGTTACTGACTCACCCATCACATCTTCAAAACGCATAGTGCGAATTAGACGTTGACCTACCATTTGCATTTCAATAGCTTCTTGAACAACTTCGGTATATACGCGCATTAAGTGTTGAGGAGCATCAGGAGTAGCAACAGCATCTTTCAAAGAATAACGAATTTCACTCTGAGTGGCCTCATCAAATAAAGAACCACCTGTTTTTACAAGCTGACGTAAATCTTCATATTTCATATTTTATTTTTCCTTGTAATTATTTAGTTAAGAATTAACGGAAGTGCAATCCAAATTCTACCATTGCGTATCCATTTGATTTAATAATAAAAGTACCTAGACCGTCATTCTGTGAGTTTGGAAGTGCATTTAATGCATTTGCAGTAGCAGCATTAGGTGCAACAATCTTATCCAAGAAGTTATGGTTACCAACAACAGCACCGGTGTTAGGATTTTTAAATTGGGTAAAGTCAGTGATTTGACCAACAACAGCAGCCATATTAACACTACCAAAACCGTGTTTAGCACAAGGTACGAAGTTTGATTCACGATCATAGGTTACGAAAGAACCGTATGAATAGGTGCCCAAATCAGCGACCATAGCAGCAATACCAGCAAGAGGTGCAGTACGCATAGTAGCTACATCTTTTACAACAGGGTATTGTTGATGATAATCGCACATGAATGAAATGTTTGGTTGAATGTTAAAGTTAGTGTAGTTCAACTGAGTTGGGTTTGAATTATCACCACCAGCGTGTTGGAAAATATCATACTGGGCAACACCAACATAGAAAGAGATTTCATTGTCTAAAGTATTACCGGTGAAGAATGATTTAACAACTGGCTCATTAGCTGTAACTAAAATACCTTTAAAGTTTTTAATGCCGTTAGCAACATCTAATGCTGTGTAACGTACTAATGCCTGAGCATCTGCAGCAGCAACAGAAGTTGCAAGAGCAGTAGCATAAGCTTCAGCTTCAAAACGTAAGCCTGCTGGAACTACACCACCACGGGAGTCTTTGGCTACGATCTTACCACTTGAAATAACAACATGAGTAAATTTCTCATCATTATAACGAAGTAGTGGTAGGTAAGGGGCTACAACGTGACGACCAGCGGGTGCAATACCATCGCTGAAGCTGTTGTTTGGTACGTGTTGAATTTTGTAGTGCTCGAATCCTGCACGATTTACTGTACCGTTAGCAAAGCTATCATAAGTCTGCATATTTGAATATCTCCAAATTATTTAATGCTATATTTTTTATCTTTAATTTGATTTGAAAAGTCGCGAGCCACATCTAAACCATGATCTCGTACAATTTCTTTGAAAGTGGTTTCAAAGCTTTTTCTACTAAGAACACTATCTTTAATCTCTAATTTTTCAACATAAGATTCAACTACTTTGTTTTTCTCTTCAGCAGCTAATTCTTCATCTGTTTTTGTAGCTGAGTCAAGAATTGCTGTAGCAACAGGAACAGGCACAAGCTCTGGTTCCGGTGTGTTTAAAGCGTTATCTTGAATAGCGATTGGTTTTTGTTCTGGCTCTACTACAGGAGTATCTTCCAAATAACAATCCAGAATTGCAATTGCAGTTTTAACTTCTGCCAGAGATTTATCAGCAACTTGAGTTAAAAACTGATCTTTTTTAGCAGAATCTTTAATCTTAGTAACTACTTGATCTAGTATAGCAGTTTTTAATTCTGCAGTCAAGTTACTAATTATTTTATCTTTTAATGCAGAGTCGCTGCGAAGCATAGTTAATTCTTTTTGAACTAAAGTACCTTGTTTTGCACTAGCACTGTCTTTAAGAGAGAGTACACTAGTTGAAAGTTCACTTAATTGTGTTGCTAGTGTTTTAAGTTGTAGCAACACTTCTTCTTTTGATGTATCAACAGGTGCTGCTAACACTGGCTCTGTAACTACAGGATCAACAGTAGGCTCTTCAGGCGCAGCAACAGCTAAAATAGTTGCTTCAATCTCTTCAAGAGTTTTTCCTTCAAGTACTTTCTCCATTTGAGCAGTTACTTTATCAGTAAGGAAATCTTTATCTTCTGAATCTTGTAATTCTAGTACTAATTTAGAAGCAATATAAAGAGCTTGAGGGGTAGTAAGTGGCAATAGTTTATCAACTAAATAATCTGAATCAAACTCAGAGTCTTTAAGCTCAAGTTCTGGTTTAATATTAAATTCAGTAAATAGAGAACTAGTGTCAGATAATTTTTGTTTTAAATCATCTAAAGTTAATTTCATATTTGGTCCTTTTTCGTTAAAGTCTAAGATATCCAGACTTGAATAAATTTCACTATCTTGTAATATGTAAGTATGTGTTTGATCATCAGCAGGATGCTCTTCAAAGCTAACGTGATCTAATTCCGAAGAGTCAACAATAATAAATGCTTTTCTTCTGTTATAAGTACTTCCAGGTTTGTGTGTACAAGTTCCTGCTGTTTTTGCACAGATACTACAGAAAGCTCTGGTTGAGTCTCCAGCAATAGATACATGTCCTGACACTCTATCCTGTAATTCAGTTATTTTTGAATTATCATAAATAACGCCTTCAATATACAAAGCACCTAATCCTTTCTTATTGGAATTCTTATAGACGCTAGATTGTAGATAGGTGTTTACACTATTAACTAAGTCAGCAGGAGTTTTAGCTTCTTCTATAGCTTTATAGTATACATCATTTTTACTAACTGTGTCAACATAGTAAGATTTTTCTATTTTACCTACAGACTTATTATAATGTTTTCTTTGTAATGTCTTAGCATAAGGATTCACTAATGTGTCAGAACCTTGTCTTAAAGACTTTGGGGTATAGAAGACATCATTCTTATTAATTATACCTGCGTGTGAAGCTTCTATTTTTACTTTTAAACTATCAATCCCTTTACTATCTTTTATAGTAAAATTATTATATTTTAAAAGAATATCATCTTGTAGTTTTAGAGTCATTATTCCTCCTCATTTATTAATACTTGCTCTAATGCTAAATCAACTAATGTTTCTTCTATAAGTTGATATGCATACTCTTCACCCAGAGTTTCTCTGACTTCTAAAGCTGTGTTATATAAGTTATTAATTATATCATAATATTCAGTAGTTAGCAATAGTTCTTGTTGTGCATAAGTAATTAACTTAGTTACATCTGATTCACTACTATTAAAATATAATGTTAGTGCACTATCTCTGATTGCTCGTTTTGGAGTAGAAGCGTTAGTTTTTAAAGTATTACTAGTGCTTCCAGTTTTTTTAGTAATAGAAACACTTCCTTTCTCAACAGGAGGGTCGGGTTGGATATCCTTTTTCTCCATGCTTTTAATAAACTGCATAGCAAACTCTTTAGTAACTAGTCCGCCCTGCACCATATTTAAGTAGTGACTTTCTATTTTTATTCTTTGGTCTATATCATTCTCTATGAAAGTAAATACAACCTTTTCTTCTTTAGGCACAGTAAGTCTGCCGTAGTAATATTTGGACTCCATTAGCAATTCATTAAATATTTCGTTAGTTATGAAGTTACTAATAGTTTTCTGATAAGCCCTTACATCATCCTTAAGCGATTGAGAGATAATTGCAGCTGAGCCTCCTGTTGTACTGTCCCCTATAGATAGATCTACTTTAGAGACACCTAAACCTGATAACACTCTATTTTGAAAGTAAGTCAGATAGCTCTCCAGACGTAGTGCTTGAGATTCAGAACCTTTAAGTTCAATATTGACTCTATGAGGAGTCGCTACACCTCCGTACTGACTCATATTATCAATAATAGCTGAATACACATCGACTTCTGAACTACCGTCTTGTAATAAGCTAGCAGGCTGATCTTTATCGCCTACTTTTACATGTATAAAAGGAGAAGCATTTCTGTATATCATAGTTTCAGTGCATTGCTCAATATTTCTTAATGTATACACATCATCTCTCACTGACTCTAACGGAGGTGTTCCTACAGTCATGCCAGTACGTTTATTTTGATAAATATGTACGATATCATCTGCTTTAAATATTTTAGTGTAGTAATCGCTAATTCTATGTCTGTAGCGAATTATCTGACCTTGCTTATTATTAGCTGTATCTATAGTTGGTGTAGCTAGTACGTATATTCCAGCTATAGGTTTGACAGTCTTATTAGCAACTTCTCTAACACGTCCAGTAGAGTTCTTCTCATTCTTATACTTAAGAAGAAAGCAATTATTGTAGTTAACTAAATTCTCAGTAATTTCTTCGACAATTGTCTCAAACGATGTTCCTGTTACAAACTCAATCTCAGATATTCTCTTATTAATGTAATCTACGTTTCTTTTGTTTTTAGAAACAAGTTCAAAACCTTCCTTGGTAATCGCTTGGCGCTTCTTTTTAAATGCATTGGTGACTAAACTATCTGTATCTATAATACGACCATGTTCTGAAAAATCGTATTCCATGTCTGTATAAGAATCAGCAGACAATCCATTTAATCTGCTAACTATATATCTAAAGTTAGGTGATGCACTAGGCCTTAACGTAATGGCTCTACTAGCATCGAGTATGGTAGTGTTGTGTGTATTTTTTAATTCTGTTTCAAGTAACATTACAGCCCCTCTAAATTATCAAGTATATTAAGAACGTCAGCAATGGAAGTACATTTAACTGTATTATTTAATATATTGTTTTTGTTCTCTTGGTAGTTAGGTTTTATATTAAAAGACTGTTTTGTGTCAAAGCTTGTTGTGGGTATGTCAGGCTTTGAGTATAAAATGTCTGTAAGTGTTTTAAGCTCTTCTTGAAAAACAGTGCCTCCTGTCAGATTTGGAAATACATAAGACTCCCAAGGCTGTTCATCAACAATCTTTCTTTTATCTTCTGTCTCAGCAAGTACGTCTTTAAGTGCTCTCTCTACGACAGCATCTAAAGTATGGTCTTTTATAAAAGAGTCGATGCTACAGTCAAGAAGACTGATCTTGGGTAACCCTGTAATGATTGGACGCTCGTAGACTAATATCTCAATGTTCTCTTCTTCAGTTGCTACAATTTCTACTTGTTTTTGATAGAAATCCTGTAGAAAATCTTTTAACAGTAGTTCATCTTCTGTCAGTTTAGCACCTGTAGATAATTTATTAGCTACGCTTGCTTTTTGACATTTCTTTCTTACATCTTTTTTAGCTAAGGCGTATACAACAGAACTTAAAAGATTAAGCATTTTTATTACTTTGTTCAGTTCAGTCATTAAACTTAAGAGGTCGTCTGAAGATCTAGTAAGCTCGCATTCAAAGTAAGCCTTTAAAGACTGTATCTGTTCTATGAACCCGTTAAAAGTGCCTACAGCATTATTTACAGTATCACTTAAATCTTTGAAGAGAGAGTCTAGCCCTTGTTGTGCTGTTTTTATTTCCTCGTTAGTATCTCTTACGGTACGTTTAAAAGCTCTTTGATTAAACTTCTCGATTAAGTTTGATGCTTTAGCGGTACTCTCTGTAACAATGGTGTTTAGTTCTGTTGAAGCATCACTAACTTGTTTATTAAGATCAGGAGTTAAGTTATTTAGCGCATCAGTAGCACTAGTGTTAAAACCATTAAGCTCTAATAAACCTGACAGATCTGACTTTGGTATTCTAGAAGCCAAGATACTCAGTGTATTCCTACTATAGTAAGGGCCATCATCTGGCACTAAGTATGTGTTATCAAGATAGGTTGCAATTAGATTTCTTTGAACTTCTATAGGAAGTGCTTCAATCAAACCGATTATTTGCTCTGAAGTGAAATTAGCTACTATGTTATCAGTACTAGGAATAGCAGCTAGAATCTGATTTAAATACTCAATAAAACAGCTAAGATTGAGTTGCCCTAAGTTTAATGAAATATTTACTGAAGCTATCAGTTTACCCAATAACGCTGAAATAATTCCTTTTATGAACACACTAAGTGAAAGGCCAGTTAGTCTTCTTAAACTAGTAATCATTAGATACGCATTGAGTAATAAAGCGATAAGGCGTAGTACATCAGGAATACATTGATATTTAAACATATCAATAGCCTGACAAGGATTAATCTTTTGAAAATTAAATAAGTCTTTATATAACTGTATATGAGCTTTCATGTCATCTAGTGAAAAATCTAAATCCCCTTTAAAAGAGAGTTTAGGAAGACTCACTTTACAATTAAAACACCTTTCTTTTGAACTCTGGATAACGCCTGCAACTAAAGGATTAAGTGAATCAGCTTTAGGTAGCGTAACTTTGTTAACCAATTCTTCTGGAGTATTATATACAGGTTCAGTAAGATCAGTTACATCCTTTATAGTATCATTTATCTTCTGGTGAAGCTGTACAGTACTTATAAGTAAACAATTATTATCTTCCAAACCTTTTGCAAAAGTATCAGCAATCAGTTGAGCACTGTATACCAAGTTTAACAGAGAAGTATCGTTATTAGTACTTTTTAAAGTTAAGTCCATTTAAATTATAATCCTGTAGTTAAACTTGTTGGAGATGAAAATGTCGATATATTCGGCATTATCTGTACGGTATATCGTTGCTGATAACCCGGAGTTCCTTTGATGTTAGGTAACTTACCTGATGTATTTATAAACTGAGGCAATATGTATTGTTTACCAGTCCACACCATACCTCCTGCAGTAAGAGGCGGAGTACTGTAGGCTGGTCCGTCAAGTGTTGGTACTACGTGCTGGTGCGCTGCAATTATTTTAGTTAATTCCTCTATCTTCTTGTTAAGAATTTCCATCCAGTCAGTTAAATCTGTAAAGAATCTATACATATCATCGTGTATAGGAAAATCAGCGATGGCTTCTTTATATAACTGATTCCAGGCTTCTTTACTTCTTTGTGCTGCTTGATCTAAAGGATTAGTTGGTATAATAGGTAACGTCATACTCGCGAATCTCCTATAGCCTTACCTACATTACGTATTAAATCAATACAAGTTACATACATGTCGTAAGTAATGTAGATGTTACCATAATCACTAATATACTCTGTACCAAATACTTCTCTAATTGCTAGTATTACTTGAGCGTGTTCTACTCTATCCAACTTAACGCGGAGTTTACTTAACTCCACTTTTAAATCCTTACTTACACTGCGTGCTTCTTCTAAAGTGCTATTAACTTCTTCTACTGAATAAGGCATATTAGGCAGCTCCGTTTATTCTAAAGCAACTTCTAAAAAGATTAAAATCAGCAGATGCAGTTATTAAAGTAAGAACATCTATAACATCTACTGCACTCCCTTGTCCAGTTTGTATGTCTATTACATCTTGGGGACTAAGTGGTTGCAATTGTATTGTTAGTTGTTCTGGGGTAGCCCCTAGAGCAGTAGCTAAAATAGGTTGTATCTGTAGTGCCTCTGCAGAAGGGTGTGCTATAATATCGAAATGGTCGAACACATTACCAACTTCAGCGTTAACCAAAGAACTTAATAAATCTGTAAAAATAGCGCCAACATCTTCGCTAGAGATTGCTGATGAAACACTGGCAACACTTGGCACATTGTTAACTAAAGCTTTAAGCCCATAAAAACCTGTGTAACCTACTACAATAGGTTCAGGATTATTATAAGTAATAGTTGAAGGGATTAGAGTACACGTACTACTTACAGGCGTTGCCTCAACTAATAACTCAATATTTAAATTAATTACTTTCTCTGTTAAAGTCTGTGAGTCAATGAGTATGTCAATAGGGATAGCATTTGTAAATTGAGTTCCTAGTAAAGAGGTGTCAAATACTAATTCATCTGTTGCCGTATCAAAGTGACTCTTGTTAACTAAGATTCCTCCTGATATCACCTTGGTGGTGTACAAATCTGGATCAGAAGTACTCACTCTGATTGTAATATCGTTAGTATACTCTAAAGATGTTCCGCAAAGATAAAATCTTTTAATAGAATAAGTAAAAGCTCTGCACGTTATGTAAGTAGAACTGCTATCTATTTCTTTTAATGTTTCAGTAGTTGGGTTAAAATACATTAACCCGATGTTATCATCTAGTATACTATCTATAGTAAAGGTACTAGGCATGGTGTACTCCTTCTTGTTTGGAATTATTTAATAAGCTCTGAGAGGCATAGCTCCTCTGGTTTTATTATATGATACCACATTTTTAGTAGAAGAATCAATAAGCTTAGAGCCACCGAATCTTAAGGATGCTCTAGCTACAACACCCCCAGTTTGTACAGCATTAATACCAGTAGCATTTAACCCTGCTGGATCAGTATCCCTATTTATATAGGAACCAAATCGCATCATCGCTCCTTCAAAAGCACCGCCAAGAACAGCAGAGTACAGTTTTTTATACCCGTACAATCCTATCATCATAGCATCAAGATCATGGTCGCCTATCTTCTTAGATACATACCCATAAACTACTTTACCTTTGTTTCTGGATTTTTGAATATAGTTCTTCATTTGTTTAACTATTTCTAAATCTTTCTCTGGGTGTAACGTAAGTAAGTCTTTCTCTAGTATTAAAACAGCATTCTGTACAGCAAATTGTTTCAGACCTTGTTTAAATTTCTCCCCTGAAGTTGGATCTCTCACTTCAACTGTAGAACCAAAATCTACAGCCTCTACATTCATTAGTTTTAAATCAGGGTGTCCTTTAGGTACCAATGCAGCCTGAGTTTCGCCAAATAGTCTTAAATCTCCTATCTGAGTCGCTCCAAAGCCAGCATCAACGAAGATATGATCAGCTACATACTTTCTATTAAGCTGTATGATTTTCTCTTTAGCTAATTGTTGAGTCCACCCTTCTACTGCGACTCTCTCTTTATCTAGTATATAGAATTGAGGATCGTTCTTATCATAAGCTATAACTACTATACGAGTACCTACTTGATCATGATTCCAATCTACACCTATAATTATTATATAACTATTTCTATTAGACATTACATCTAGTAAGTTAATATACTTAGGCTTAGCTTGCGCTCTTTCAATAAGAGGTATCTGGAAAATGCCACTAGAGGATACTCCGTACAAAGCAAGCGCTTCCTGCAGATATCCAATTTCATCCATATCCGCTCTAATTTGACGGTCTATGTCATCATTATAGTGCGGTATTACGAAAGAAGGGTAGTGGAACTCTTTTGTTTGAGAGTCTAACGAGGAGTTGTAGAGATTTAATTCTCCTTTAGGAGTCCCTGAACGCCAAATCTCAACATTAGGGTTATCCATAAAAATACCAGATATGGATGTGATAGCCTTCGCTGGAATATCATCGTATTCATCTAACCACATAGAGTCAGCAGGCTGCCCGCGTAATGAGTTACCGTCATCCCCTGCAGTATAGCCTTTTAGTACAGACCCGTTAGTAAACTTTATAACATGCGTGGGGGATGATTTAGAAGATAAAATAGGATTTTCATCTAAAGCTGCACAAAGCTTCTTGATTGTTTCAACAACTTCTTCAGTTTGGTTTTGAAATGGAGATACTAATAAAGCTCTGTGTCCATTCCCTTTACTTCCAGTATCAGTAACACACTTGTGTATGATTTGCATAGCTAAAGATGCTGTCTTACCAGCACGACGGCCCATACGTACAACTTTAGAACGAGCAGAACAATTCATAAGAAGTCTTTGATACCATCTTCCTACGAAAGCTCTTTTGTCATTACCGATATTACCAGTATCACAATATAACTCCATATACTCGTAGGCATTGTAGAGAGCTCTCATTGTCTTTATATCTTCTTCAGTAGAATTCTCTTGAATTAGATTAAAGATATCCCAACCTAGTTGTACTTCTGGAGTTAGAAGCCCTTTACAAGGAATTGTCTGCTTACCGTATTTCTCAATCTGTTCTTCAATACACAACTCACACATCTTGCTAACATCTTTATTATAGTTTTGTTCTTCAAGATAGTCCTTCCAGTATATTTCCGAAAGTTTAGTTACTTCCTTATCAGTATCATCAACTTCTACTACATTTATTTTATTTAAAGATTCCATAATCAAGTCCTAAAGTTATTTCTGATTTTAGCCCTGAAGGATTAAGATCAGCTTCCAGTTGACTCTTACAAGCACCTTCTTTAAGTACAATTGGCTTAATAATAAGCTCAAAGTTTTTTACCAAGAATAAATATGTAAAGGTAGGTAAGTTGCACACTTCTGTGTTTGTAGTAATTACAACCTTAACATCAGGGGAATAAACTTGCAAAGTAGTTAGTAGATTTCTAATGTCTTCAGTGATCTCTAGTAAGTTATCTACGTAGATATAAGAAAGAGAGAGACCTCTAAAACTATTAATATCATCAGACAGACTTTTACATAAAATCTTAGATCCGTTTTTAAGTTTTATAGTGTTAGCTTGTTGGTAGTCTATTTTATTATCTAATTTAGAAAGTAACTGGCTGTAGAGCTCCTGCTCCAGTGGTTTATACGGTGTTAGAATTAAACTAACACTTGAAGGATTAGCTTTAGCATTCTTAGTTGCTAGCTTGATTAGATTTGTTGTTTTGCCTTGTCTTCTTGCAAAGTTTAATAAATAACTTTTATTTGTTTGTAATTTCATTTTTAAATACCTTTTATTTGTTTGCTTTTTTAACAGCAGCGGCTACTTTCCTTGCGTGAGTACTTAGCATATATGTTGATCCAGCCATACCTAGAATATCGGTATTATTACGTAATAACGGATTATAGCCACCGAGGGCGCTAGTAGCTCGCACGCCGTAATATAAATCAATAGGGGTAACACCTGCTTTATCAAATACCTTATAGGCTTTGTAGCCTCCGGCAAGCCCTGCGTAGCCTGCTTTAGCAGCTGCAAGTGTACTAATTACTCCGACTGCTGCACTATAATTTCCTTGACGAACTTCGTTGATTGCACTACCTGCTTCATATATACCATAACCAGTGAAGGCAGCAGCTGCACCGTTAGCTAAAGTCATTTCTCCGCGTAAAAAATTTCCAGTGGGTTTGACAACGTGGGAATAAACAGCATTAAAACCAGCTTCTGTCATAACAGCTCCGTAAGATTTAGCTAGTTGCCATTTACTTTCATTTTTCATTTCTAAAATTCTTTTTTGATTTTCAGTAAAGTTGCTCACAGTGTCCTTGTATATCTGACTGTTTTCTATGGAAGCTAGTGCTGCACCATATCCAGGGCCGTCTATTACACCATCCTCACTACTATCATAAACTTTTTTAAAAGGTTTTAGTGTATCAAATACTGTTTCAACTAAACCCATAGCATCTTCATTAGTAGCTAATCTTTTTAAACCTACGCCTGCTGTGTTATTTGCAACAATTCCAGGCACCCTGTGAGCAGCAACGCCTAGTATACCACCGAAAGCAGCAGAACGTAAAGCCCCTGCTGCAGCGTCACCCCAATCTTGATTTTCATAGTAACTTAATCCAGCACCAATTGGCGCAACAACAGCCGCACCAATCCCGGCAAATTTAGTTGTACTAGAATTAGGGATAGCACTACCTATCTTCCCAATTAAACCTTCGTATTTCATATTATAGGTAACCTCCTAAAGCTGCGGCTTCATTTCCTAAGAGTAAGGCGCGATCATTTAATCCGCTTTTTGATAATTTATTTAAAGCCATTTGTCTGGCTGTTAGTGACTGTCTTGAATTAACCTCTGGCACTAAAAATTCAGTTTTAGCCATCTTACTTGCAAATTTTCTTATACTAGACTCATTACTAGTTATATCCGAAATCCCTGCTGTAGCAGCTAAAGCAACAGCAGCTCCCGTTACAAAACCTACTGTGGCTCCAACAGCCACACCAGTTCCTCTAAGTATTCCAAAGGCTGTTTCAGCCGGAGTGACAGCTGAGCCTATTGCCAAGCCAGCACGAGCCCCAGGCAGTGCTAATGTAGGTACAGCTAAGTTAGAAACAATCTCACCAATGTCTTGATTATCGTACATACCATAACCTACGAAACCAGCAGCAAAAGCTGGTGCGGCAGTAATACCCAATCTATTCATTATTGTAGGGTTAGCTTTAAAAGCAAGCATGTCTCTTGTTGATACACGACCTAACTGTTCCAACATTAAAGATATATTACCCCTACTAAGAGGATTAACTACTGTCATAGCTCTCTTAGCATTATCCTTAGCTGAAGCTCTCCACATATTACCCCAGCCCATACCATAACCATAGGTAAGAGACCTTTGATTAGATCCAGCCCAAGGGTCTGTAGACTTTGGAGTCATATCCGAGTAAATACCAGAATCTTTTAAGGCAACAAAACCAGCTTGTTTTCCTATACGATTTAATTCTAAATCTTGATTGTAAGCTGCTTTAAAAGCACTTAGATCAGAACCTTCTAGATTATTAATACCTGTAAGTTGACTAGGAAATGGGGCCCTAGTCATAGAATCAATTTGAGTGACTTTATTATCTGTTCTTGGACCTACAAAGTTATCTATTTCTGGATCAAATGTTGCATCATGAGCGACATTTCCTCTACGCTCTACTTCTACGCTACCTTTAGATCCAGTAACATTAGTATTTAATCCGTGAAATGCTGCTGTAAGTTCATCTAGTCTTGCAAGACGCGCCTTCTCTTCAGGAGATGTTCTTTCAAACATGCCTCCAGACGGTTTGGGTTTAATTGCCTCTTCTCTCTGCTTCTCTCCGTCCTCGTTAATAACAGATTGAGAAAGCTCTTCACCTCCATTTAATTTTGGGTTGTCTTTGCCGCTAGAGTGTTTAACTTTTTTGGGTACGAGAGGTGCTTCTGGTCCGGAAAAATCATAGCTATTTATACTATTATGGGGGCCAACATATTCCTCTCCCAAAGCTGTTCTAGTGTCGCCATTAAGTAATTCCCTAGCTGTATCCCACGAAGCTTTTCTTTCATTAGTTATGTCACTTCTTACAGGTCGTCCTACGCTAGTTGTATTTCCACTAGTAAAAACTTCTCCTGAAGTAGTTTCACCAGTCTGCAGTGAGGTGTAGGTTATTGGTTTTCCAGAAGCTTTCCTTTTTTCTAAATTCGAACTAAGACCTGCTTTTCTATCAACAAGATTACTACGGGCTTTATTAGCGTGAACATCTTTTTTAATATTACTTTGCTGCTCAGCACGAGACACCGGTGGAGTAGTGGTTTGCTGGTCAGGCACGTCTGTCCAAGGAGTCTGCATGAAGTCGTCTAACTCCCCCCTAGCTGTAGATTCTTCTATTGCCTTAGCCATTTGTTGCTGAACATCTTCAACTGAAGCCGAAGGCTGACTCCCAACATTTGAAAGAGGTGGGGTTGTTGGCGGTGCACTGAGAAGCAGCTCTCTAGTGTCTAACGCACGTTGGAAATTAGGAAATTTCTCTAAAAAGCTGTCTACATGGCTTAGCTCTAATCCTAATGGGTTAGCTTGAGTTAGTTTACTGTACTCTATCTCGGCAGAATATGCTGTTTTTTGTTCTGCAATTTTTGGGTTGTTCTGATAATTTTGCTCAGCTCTAGCTTTGGATGCTGCTATATTTGCCAGGGCGTCAGCTCTGTGTGCCAGGGCGTCAGGATTGTTCGGGAATTGCCTTAGAAATTTATTTGTATCATTTAAAGAAATTCCCGTAGTAACATTAGCTCCCTGCAACTCAGCCCATTCCTTGACCCCAGTCCCTTTACCTTGTCCTTTCTTCTTATTTTTTGCCATTAGTATACATACCTCTTATTACGTTCTTTAAATTCTACAAAACCTGTACCTAAGTATTGTTCATCATAGAAATTATAGAAGACTGGATCGTTGTTTTCTTCTTTTTGTTTAGGTGCTGGAGTTAACATCATAGCTGCTAATCCCACTACACCTGCAAGACCTAAAGCAACTTTACCGCCGCCAGCAAAACCTCTGTTTTCTACAAGTGCGTCAGTAGGTAATCCAGTTTTATTTATTATGTCACCCACAGCTTTAGGTAGAAGGCTTCTGTCTGATGGTAACTCAACTTTTCCAACCGAATCCAACAGTTGCTTAATACTGTGATTACCGTTTAAGTCTTCAGCGTTAGCTAGTATATCATCAACAAACTTTTCTCTGTTAAAACCCATAATATCATCTTTATACAACTCAGCGTATTTTGCTACTTGGTCTTTAAGGGCTGTTTCTAAATCACTTGTGAAATCTTTCTTAACACCTACACTGATAGGTGCTGATCTTTCAGCAATACCTGTTTCATTATTAAATACAGAAATCTCACCTCCATAGTACCTATTAGCACCTGAACGTGTTTTAGTAAAACCTTTATTAACAAAGTCATCTAATGTAGATTTTAATGAAGATATGAAGCGTCTATTTATTTCTTCTGGTTGTTGCTCATTTATTTTTTTAGCTAAAGCTCTAAGTTCATCTGTTACAACTCCATTTCGCATATCTCCAATATGTTTCCATAATGATTGAAATATTTCGATTGTATCTTTAGCATCTGAAGCTGCTGTGTGAACTTCTTTTCTTCCAAATAAAGCTCTAGTGAGAAAATCCACGTTAAGTCCTAAACCTGCGGTTTCTTTTTCAATTAAGCCAGAAGCAGCTAAGTTTCCATAGAATATCTTAGATATATCCATAAGTTCTATTATAGGTACTTTACTATTAGGATGCACAGCTTTAATGATATCATCGTAAGCATCATAAGCATTATTTAGTTGAGTTACATACTTAGCAAAATTATTTTCTGTTCTGTTAGGAAGAAACTTCGTGTTAAACTCATAGTCAGCTTCCCTCATATATTTTTGTACTTTGAAAGCTCTTTGAAATAACTCTTTACCTGCACGATCAAACTGCTTATCAGCAGATGTTGTGGCAAGCTTTGCTTGAAGCTCATCATAAAATGGTTGAGGTATCTTATCAATACCTATATTAGCAGCTAACATGTTATTCTCGAAGTTCATGTTTTGCATGATTAGAATATCACCTAGTTGAAGCTTCTGCAGAGTATTCTCAAAAGCATCCCCAACATGCTGTAAATCTTTATTCAAGTAAGCATCTATTAAAGTATTAAAGTTACCTTCTTTAAAAGCTTTTTCGGAGAACTCGCCATTAACCTTTCTCAGATACTCCTCTAACTCCTCCTTAGGTAAGTTATCAAAATCGGGGTGCGGGTTTAAGTGCGCATCCAGCAAAGAAAAAGAGCCTTTTTGATCAGTAGTTGCATACCCCATCTGCCATATACGTGAATGCGCTGGATTAACTCCTGTTGTCTCTGTATCAAAAGAAAACAACCTAGCACTATTCCCTATGTTACTAAATCCAGATGTTTTCTTAGGTGCTGGTTTAGGAGGTACAGGCGGCGGAGTAATAACAGGAGGTGTTGGAGCTGGAGGTCTATAGTTGGTATTTAATCCTGCACCAGCTTGACCTACTCTGCCTAATCGCGGGTTAGTTGAGTTTGGAGCATGTGTATACGTGCTGTGCTGTTTTATTTTAACAGCAGCACCAGCTTGACCTACTCTGCCTAATCGCGGGTTAGTTGATCTCGAACTGTACGTGTAGGTACTGTGTTGTTTTACTCTTAATCCTGCTCCAGCTTGATCAAAACGTCCTAATCGCGGGTTAGTTGAATTTACCCTGTGTGTATAAATACTATGTTGTTTTACTCTTACTGCAGCACCAGCTTGATCAAAACGCCCAAGGAGTACTTCAACAGGTTTTGTATTATACGTATAAATACTATGTTGTTTTATTTTAACAGCATCTCTATCGGCTAGCCCACTCGGAGTTAAAGGATCTGCAGTAGTTTGTTTTTGTTGTACAGGATAGTTTACAGCCTGAGTCTTTGTAAACTTAGAAGTTTCGTAGTTTGAGGCCGTCGGTTTAGTATTAGTTTTATCAACAGGCGTAGCTTTTTCTTTAGCAAGTTTTTCTGCTTCAAGAATAGCAAGACGATCAAACTCAGAAGATAGAGCTAATACTTTAGTTCTTAATTCAGGTTTATCTTGCATAGATCTGAGAATTAGATCAATCTTCTCTTTGCTGACACCTGCTGCAAGACCTTCTGAAATCTTTTTAGATAATTCTGGGAAACTCATTTAAGATCCTCTAAAGTCATAGGAACTATTTTACCATCAGGGGTTGCTTTTAAAATATCCCCTGGTTTATCGAATATCGCTAACCCTGTTTTAGAATTTTTAGCAAAAGTGCCTAAAGTACCGAAGCCTCTTTCTGTAAAAGCATACACAGGAGTTTTTAGCTCTTTAGCTAAAGCAGCAAACTGTTTGGATTGTGCATACCTGCAGCCGTAAACAAATACTGGCAAATCTTTATTATAACCGTCGGATTTTCTTATGTCTGTTGCCAGTTGTTTTGTACTAACATATTTTCCAACTTTTTTGCCTTTTGTAGTTAACGCTTCATCTTGTATCTCGTGAGCTAAGGAGCCTTTAAACATGCCGTCAGGGGAAGCGTGTCCTACTACTATGTTAAAGCCACCTCTGGCTGAAATTTCTGCAGAAGAGTGTTGTATTGAAGTCCCGTCTCCGAAATAATTAGTGTAGCTTCCAGCAGGCTTTTTAGCGTTGTTTGAATACGCCAGTTTAGAGTTTAACTGTATTTTTTTTGCTACTTCTGGCGTTATAGGCGTTTTTTGATTTTTTAATATAAGGCTCGCAGTTCTAAGACCTTGTGTTTCTAAGTTCGAGGTTGGAACTACAGATCCAGTACTATCGTATTTTAAAATCTTCCCTGGGTTTTTCCAATTTATTACAGAAGAACCTTCCTTAAAAATAGTTGAAAAAGTGCCCCAGGTACTAGCGGAATTAGGGTTAAATATCATTTCCTCTGTGGCAGCTATAACTGGTTGCTTTGATGCCTTTGCAAATTTTTTAGCAAAAGAGCCTTTAGCAGCCTCACAGTTTAGAATAATTGTAGGCAAGGTAGGATCATAATCAGGGGACTTTACCATTATTTGGTAAGCTTCTTCTGGGGTTATTTTTCTACCAACTTGGCCTTTGAATTTTTTTGCTTCATCTGGTGTATAGCCTACCCACATGTAGTTACCATCTGTCTGTGTGTCACCATGTCCTCCGATAACATTGTACCCTCTGACTCTTCCGATGTTGTCGGTAGAGGTGTGTAATGAAGATTTTTCTCCAAAAAGATTAACTAAAGCACCTTCTTGTTTATTAACATTCCCTTTAAATGCTTGTTCTAAAATTTCATAATTTTTTACAGCAATACTTTGTGCAAGAGGAGATACACCTTGCTTATCCAGCCTATATTTTAAAAGATCTTCGGTTATTCTATTGCCAATTTTCGTAGGTAGTTGAGTACTAGCGCCAATAGAATCTTGTTTTGCTGTTAATTTTATAGCACTGTTTGTATTTAATAAATGTCCTCCGCCTATTATAGACGCTGCTGTTAATAAACTTAAACCTATATTCTTAAATGTCTTTTTATTACCTAAGGAAGGCAACTTACTAGGTAATCTTAGTACGTCTTCTAATTGAACTCCTTGTGTCGCTGCTATACCTTGGAGATTTTGTACTGGAAGGCCTTCCTTGTTAGCTTCTAATTGTCTGAGTCGTTCAGGAATACCAGACAGATCTAGATCATTATCTTCAACACCAAGTACTTTTTCCTCATGTACTTTAACATTTTTATTTTTAGTTGAGTTAGCCAGTACGCTAGGAGGTGTTTCATAAAATGTAGGTATTAAAGGAGAGTTCATTTCATTTGTTTGAAATTGCTTTGTACTTGTCTTAACATCCGATGTAGCTTTTTTCTCAAAAGAACTATTGATACTGGAAAGATCTATTGGATAGTCTTTTAATTCCTCAAAGGGAGTTGGTTCTTTAATAATGCTTCTTACTTTATTCTTTTCTATTGCAGCTATATGTCCGCTACATATTTGATAAGCTTCTTCCCAAAAATCTCTGTTACCTATTTTTATAGTAGACATATGCTAGTTTCCTTCACTTGTTCTCTTGCTTTATTTTATTAAGAAAATTAATGTATTCCGTATTGTTAACAAAGATAGTTTTTTCAGTAATAAATCTGTAAGTTATATCTATATCTTTGTAGTGCTCTTTAATAAACTTTCTAGCTGCTGCTGCTTTAGCTTGTACATCAAAATCGCCTAACATTGTACTTGGCTTAATTTCAGCAATTACTATTGAACCGTCTGTATGTAGGATCATTAAGTCAGGTCTATAATTTCTTTGTTGTTTGTAGAAATCTACATAAGCTACTTCAAAAGGTTCGTACATATAATTCTGAACTTTTTCATCTTCCTCTAGTTGATGGAAATAAGCTAATTCGTAAGAAGATCTGTACTTGAATACTTCATCATTCTTTTTAGAATAGAAATCGCCGTTAAAATATTTTGGCGTGCCATTCTTACTCTTATTAAAGTAAACGTTTACTTTCTTTTTCTTCTTAGCTAGTGATTTAACTAATACTCTTTCTTCTTGTGATGTTATTGGTTTCTTTAACATAGTATTAGTCCTTAGCTGGAGTTACATCTATAATCTGTGCTTTATTTTTAATAAGTTGCTCTAGTTGTTCTTTAAGTGCGCTTAAGTTATTTGAAGCATTTGAGACTTTAGCTGCATCTATTAATTTAGCTTTAGCTTCTCGTGTTGCCATTAATTCTTTAAGAGTTTTTGAACGCATACGATCTATTCTTTCTTTGAGTTCAAAAGCAGGGGATAAAGCTTTATTACTTATTGGATTGCCTGCTTCGTCATAAGAAGAGATAAAATCTGTTAGTAATGCTTGATCGTGTTCTTTTAAATACTTAGTAGCTCTCATCTCTAACACATCATATTCACATAGTCTTGATATCATGTGTAAATCTGTAAGTGAGGAACCGTCTACTTGGAATTCTTCTATGTATTTTTCCATCCAGTACTTAATTTGGTTTACTTCTAACCAACAATCTTTTCCAATAGGAGCTCTTTTTTCTTGATTTAGAGGACAATTATGGACGTTGATATTATTAGCAAAAAAGTTATGGTTGTTTCTTACTGTTATGTCGTATACTTCATCTTTACCTAAGTACTCTACATCTTCTATAACGTCAATTAACAAATCACCATAAGAATCAATTAAGTCATCCATAGTACCATCTGTATCAGAAATGTACACTTGAGATCCTTCCCCTAAACCTTCATCAATAGATTGATAGATTAGCTTATCATTGATTGAAGTTAATATTGGATGATCAGCAGTACACTTAAGTGTTAAACCTGTATGAGTTGTAATACGGTATGTTTCTTTAATACCCATATAACTTAGTTTTTCAACATAGTCGTGTTCAATCTTTTTAGTGTCTTTGTTGAAGGAATAAATTATGTCTCCTTCAACAATATCTTCAATTTTTTTATAACCATTCTTGCTGCTGTAGGTAAGAATTTCAGTGCCCTGCGCAATACACGTTTTAGCGAACATGCAATCAGGTCCTAGGCAAGTTAACGGGGTTACACTAATAACCCCTGCAGTCATCCTTGCCATTTCGGTTTGTATCTTTAATGCTTGTTCTTTTGTAAACTTAAGATCGTCATACGCATTGTTATTTAAATTTAATTTATTTAAAAAACTTGTATTTGTCATGATGTCTTTTGAATTCACCATTATGCCAGAAGCTGTAACGTACTCTACTGGCAATGAGTGGGAAGGTGATTCGTCTGCAGTATCTTCTACTACTTCTATTTTTGTTTCTTGTAATTTTTTTGCTTTCGCAGCTTCTTCTGCTCTTTTAAAAATGTCTTGAATTTTTGCTTGCTTATCCATGTATATAAAACCTTTAAGTATTAAATAAGTCTATTTCTAATTTTCTTAGTTTAGTTAGCTTATATATACGTTGTTTTAAATAAGTATTCCATTTTCTAAAAAGAGCTCCGGCTTCTGTATAAGAACCGTTGTTTATTAATTCAAATAAACCTGATAATTTAACAGAATGTAACCCTACATCGTATATTAAAGACACTAAAGCATTGTATTGTTGTTGAGAAAGATTGTTGCAAGGAATGTGTTCTTTATTTAGTTTAGCACAGATTCTTTTTAAATCTCTTATTAATAATTTATCAGAGTCTTCTCTTGATAAATATGTAAGACCATTTTTTAACTCTGTCTGAGTTAACTCATGTTCCCACCCAATTACAAGTCTTCCTTTGTAATTTTCTTCTCTACTATTATACAACGCTCTGGTGTTTCTTATCAAGTCTACAGTAGACTCATCAAGATTCATCTTTAGATACGATACCGTTAATAACTTTTACTTTTACTTGACGTACGTTTACTGGTTGAGCAACTTTCCAAGGACAGCGTCTAATGCCAATACATCTCGATTTTTCAATACGTACGATTGATACTTTATTACCTTGATTACCTCCTAATACGTGGTAGCATGTTGCATCTTCAGCTACATATAAACCTACGTGACCTCCTGTCGCTCCTCTTGAGAATACTAAGATATCACCTAGCATAGCTACTTCTTGTTTTGTTCCAAACTTAACCCAGTTTCTAGCCCATAGAGGGTCAACCACTGGAGTAAAATCAGCTTGTTTAACAACGTATGCGATGAATAAACCACACCAAGGGATTTCATCTGAACTGTAAATACGAGCTAATCCTAATTCTTTTGCCCAACCTAGTATTTGGGCATTGTGTTTTTCACCTACTACTTCTTTAACACCTAAAAGAGTTAGAGCTTCTTTAATAACTCTAGGGCCTGTCTCTTTATTTAGAAATACATAATCTTGTTGTAACGGTTGTGTCATTTCTTGTCCTCACAAATAAATAAAATTGTATGCAGAGAATCCAAACAGAAGTACCGAAAGGAAGTATACAAATGCTAAAGGAATTCCGATCACTGCTATTGGAAGTTTTTTTCTGCTTGTTTCTTTTAATAAATCTTTTAAAAATTGTACATCAGAAGCTATTTTATCTTTTAAGTAGCCTCCTTTAGTGTAAGCTGTGTCGTGTTTATTCCAACTGGCAGTATCGAAAAAAACGAGGGAGAACTTAGTTAAAGCTTCCCTCAATTTTTTTGGAAACCAAGCCGGTCCGACTCCATTGATTTCCTCTTCACTCATATTAGTATGTAATCCTATCTATAAGCCATTGTCTTAAAGTCATGTTTGGGTATCCTGAAGGTAAGTCTAGAAAACTATAACTCGTGTCAGCATTAAGTTTATCACTTATGATAGGGATACCACCAATGTGACACCAAGAGCTAATTTCTGCAGAGTAATCACGCCAAAAACTACCACCCTCTAATAGTACCTGTTCGTAAGTCTTACCTTGTTGCGCATAGACTTGTAATATAATTGCATTAGTGTAAGATTTAATTTCATCAAAAATAAACTCTCTGGCTTCATATCTTTCTTTAACAGCTTTTTGTAAACCATATAGACTAGTTAAATCGTTTATCTCAGCATCTAAACTTAAATCTTTACAATAAGTTCTTGTTTGCTATAGATAACTACCTGCGTAATAAGAACACTGATTACACAAACTTAAACCGCAATACGATGTGTAGCTTGCTCAATCCACAACTGCTTTAACTGCTCAAAATCGACAGTTGGCGCATTGGGTAAAATATACAATAACTGAGTCATAAAACTCTCAGCAACATCATAAAAATAAACTGTACCACCATCCAACTGACTAACAACATCAGCATACAGCTCAGGATTTGCGGCGCGTAACGCAGGCAAGCTCTGATCAATAAAAACATCCAAACCAGACAACACAAAAAATCTTTTAAACTGACGCGGCGTTAGATCAGGCACGGGTGCGACGTATCCAGCGATAGCAGCGTTAATGTCATCGTGGCTGGCATCATTAACCGATTGCCAATACCGCAGCCGATCAGCAGCAAATCAGTTTTGTGAGTTGCTGCTAGAATCGCCGATACGCTTTTGTCTGCACTCATCGCTCGCTCCCGTGCTTATGTAAAGATATCATACACAATCATGGCGCATTATTGAGTTGGTACAGTCGTGCAGATTTGACAATAATTTTATTGTTTGTCTGCGGTGTACCCGTAAATCTGACGCACACATTAAAAGTTGCACTGCCATAAAATGACGACGCGCGCGAATACGTGACTATAGCGCCATTTAGTCCGTGCCCAAATCCCGACACACCAAGACGACTGCCGCTGTATCTAGCAATCTCTAGGCGCACCTTGTAGAGGTGCGCATTATTTACACCGCTTACTGTCATTTGCATTTCTGTGCTGAGCGGGATAATCGCGCCATTTATAAAAGCCATCACGCCGACTTCGTTCAGCTGGCTGGTCGGGAAGTCAAGCAATAAGTCGATCTCGCATACATACGTCGTATAGAGCGCTGTTGCAAGCGTAACATCAGCGTCAAAAGCAGTTTTGTCGCTGCTGTAGATCGATGCGTTTGCATTGCTTGTGATGGCTTTGTTTGATGCTGAAAAAGCTACTAATGATTTGGACTCATCAATATCGGGTCGATTTAACAAGTCCAAGTAACTACCGGATGTAGCAACCTCCGCCAATCCATCAATCTGCCCCTGCGCCTTGCCAAACGCTTGCACGACATTATCTGTTGATATAATCGCGCTGTTTGTTGGGGTAAATCCGGTTAGTGTGGCGTCGCGGACGCGCTGAGTCGTAAAATATAGATTGCTTGAGCCTTCGGGTAGTGCGTCGGTATTAGCAATTGCGCTGCTACCGACCGCCGCCCATTGATTATCTGATACATCCCAAGCGTAAATAATCACATCGCTCCCAATGCCTAGATCGACCTGCGCATAATCGCCTGCTGATGCGGTTGGGTGTGCCGCTTGCAGATCAAATAAGGATGCGTATAATCCCAAAAACCGATCATTATAATCAGCAGCATCAAGTTTTAAATCTAGCGCGTCCTGCAAATTATCAATCGTACTAATCGCTTGCGTGCCCGTGTGATTCGACCGGTCAAGATAATAACTGCCTGTCTGACCGTTCAATGTTTCGACGTTGCCACTAACAACCGTAATCTGCGACGTATTCAGATTTAACACGGTTTCGTCAATCTGGATAAACAGCCCTGTACGCCCAACCTCAACCTGCAAACTCATACTGTCACCCGATCAACGATATTAATAACGCCAGTGTCTGAATAATCAATCACGCCTGATAATGTGATGCGAACGTCAAAATACGCTTCGCCTAGCGGAAAATCCGCTGTACTGCTCGCGTATGACAGTGTAAACGCGCCCGTGCTTGCAGTCT